AAATTTAATAACTATCTACTTAAATTCTACATCCATATAGTGGACCATAGATTTCATTTATACCTTTAATATAAGCATGACCTATTTTCTTTAATAAATTTTTAATTTTTTTCATAATTCTATTACAAATTTAAAGTTTATAATTTAATTATCTAATTCATCTTAAATATATCATTTTTCTCTGAAAATCAAATGTGTACGAACACAATTTGATATAGATCAATGATATAAATCAAGTTGATAAAGGATAACAACTTTAAAGGTATGTAATTTAATTATTTATAGATTTGAGGGCCACAGTGTCAGATTCGAACTGACGTCAAAAGAGCCACAATCTTTCGCCTGAACCTCTCGGCTAACTGGGCCATAAAAGTTAGTGATATCCCTGTACTAACTGAAATATTTCCGGGACTTGACGCGTCGCACATATCACTAACTAGCGGGAATGGGAGGAATCGAACCTCCACCGAGTGATTACTTTACCACACTTAGTCACCTAAGCCGGAAGTATTTTCCGTTGTGGTCTGGACTTTATCTTCATCTTCTAAAGAAGATATCTCGTGTAAAGTCTCTACACTAATTATCTTATCAAATGTATACTCTTCCCAATTTACAGCTTTATATTGATTTCTTGAAGGCTTATATGGAATATTAATTCTTACAGAACTTCTTCCTTCAAATTCTTCAATAGGCAATAATAATAAAGTATCAGATTGTAAATTATAAATAGAAAAATAATCAATCTCTTTAGACGAATATTTATGTTTATAATCTACCTTTTTTCTAATAGTAGAGCTTGTCAAATCTACAATAAAACTTCCATCTTCAAAAAGTTCTGAAGTTTTGACTTGTATTTTATTAAGTTTACCATTAAAATCTGCTACTAAATCAGCTTTTTCAATATCTCCAAATGCTTGATATACTGGAATCTACATTTCTACTAATTTAGCAATCGTTTTAATTTCACCAATATTACCTAAACGTTTAGTGTTCATCATAATCATTTTACATTAACATAAAGCGCCTGCGGAGGATCCCGACACCCCAACCCTTTCGTTAACAGCGAAAAGCTCTTCCTTTGAGCTACACAGGCGTAAATTATCTATTATTTAAGTACTCCTACAAGGACTCGAACCTTGATAGCCAGATTAAGAGTCTGGTGCATAATCCCTTCTGCCATAGAAGCATATGACCAGTTATAAATCCACATTTATAAAAGGTCTTTTTCAGCTAGTTTACTTTTCTCCGAGCAAAATGCTAGCAAACAACTCCCCTTGTTGCTTTGTAAGGGTATCAGTCTGGTATATCTTAACGTCTCAGCCATTTCGACGGTGGAGAGCAGTGTACCAGATTTGAACTGGCTCCTGAATCGTGGCAGGATCCTATGCAACCTTTAACACCTACACTGCATTATATTAATATATTAGAGCGGTATACGGGAATCAAACCCGTGCATGCCTTCGGAGTGGAAGTCCGATATGCGCCTTCAGCTACACCAATACCGCAAATGAGAGGACTAGGATTCACCTCTCTGTAACCGTCCGATTGATAAATTATCAATTATGCTATACTATTTCAATAGCGGTCTTTATCCACATAAGTCTACTGACGGATTCAAATATGATCCGGATTTCACTTATCACGATCGTAGGGTTGAAGGGATTCGAACCCCCGGTACACAAATTGACAGTCTGCTTGAAAAATAAACTTGCTGTGTGTACCCACTATTTTTTAATATGTTACTTTCTCACCACCAAGCATGATATACTTATCTTCAAGTTCATCATATTCACTCATAAGGTCATATAATTCTTCCTTGCGTTTATCATACTCTTTAGAGCATTCTTTATGGGTTGCTGGATGGTCACAGCCAAACAACGCATCCCTCATTTTCAATGCTGCATTTGCAATCTCTATTTTTTTATTTGTAAGATTATGCTTGAACTCAGCAGCCTTATCGATGATTTCATGCTCTTTTACACCTTGGTATAAAAACTCTCCTACTCTTATTGAATAAGTTTGTTTTTCTTCATCATAGGATTCTATCTTACCAATAAGGCGTTCAGTTCCTTCATATTGTAGGTCGGTATTACAGTAGTAATCCCATATTTCCCAATTGAAGTCTACCGTTTTCCCAATTTCGTATTTCATTCCGCAAAACTACTGTATAGTAGGACCAGTAGGACTCAAACCTACACGCATATTTCAGCACCAGATCCTAAGTCTGGGGTGTCTATCAATTCCACCATGATCCCACATTATTATTAAACTTTATTATAAATCCATATAGTAAATGAGAGTAATATAAATAATAACCGTAAAACTAATGATAGAGGCCACATCATAGATATAATCACGATTACCATATATCTATCATCTTCATCATCTATTTCTTGAATAAAGCCAAAACATTTCTTTAAAATAATTGGAGTAACAAATATTCCAATTAAATAAATTAATAGTATTATCATTTTTTACACAAATCATTAACATCTAAAGCATAGTCAATACACTGACTCATTCCGACGTAGTTAATAAAAGCTACTAATACTCCATCAATTTGAGCTAGACTAGGCATATTATTTTCATCAATTCCAGTTAAATGTTCATTCTTATAAATGAGACTTTCACACTTTCTAAATTCCTTTGCTCTAGCAGTGAGGAATTCTAACATTTCACCTCTAGTCATAATCTTCTCTATCTTGAAAACCTAATCCATAACCTTCTCTAAATCCTTCAATATATCCATCTATAAAACTTTCTGGAGAACTTACAGGACATCTTTCTAATGCATCTTGAGCCAATTCTTCCGGAATATGCTTATCAGCTAATTTTATTAAATTTTCCATTATTTATTATACCAACAAATATAATCAAAATCTTTTCTATAAACTCCTTTAACAATATCGGAAGGACTTATTCCTATATTAGAAACTTCATCCTTAGTAGCATAACATCCATCTCCATCATAATCAGTAAAGAGAGGACCAATTTTACATCCTTGTTCAAAGTCTTTAAATTTCATTAAACACTCTTTATCAAGTTTACTTTGAGGACTCATAACAGGAGTTTTGACTAATTTATACTCCCTGTTAAGTTTTGTATATTCTTTTAAAACTGGATGATTTTTATACCATTCCCATCCATCTTCTCTTTCAAAAGACTGTTCCCAAATTTCATGAACTTTTTCATCAAGTTCATCTAACTTCTTTTCATACTCTTGTTCAGTCATTACTCTAAATATTTTTTATTCATATTAATAATCATGTTCAAAGTTCCTTGAGCAGTTTTATTACACATACTAATTAAATCTAAAGTTTCTTTAAATTTAGTATCGTTAGATTTTCCTCTACCAAACAAAGTATCTTTAGCTTCATATACAACTGCACTAAAAGCCCTTCTTATAGAAGGAAATAGTTGTAAATAAGGTTCACTAAATTGTAAGAATTCCTCAATTTCATCACTACGAGTTTTTCTCTTTTTAGGAGGATAATAATCTATAATAAAGTCCCAGTCATTATCAATCATTAATTGAGATTTATCGATTTCATCCAAATAATCAATTACTTGAGACTCTATTGAAACTTTTGGAATATCTACTCCTAAAAACTTACAAGCAGGAATTTCTTTAAATTCTGGATGTTCTATAGGAATAGTTTGAGTTCTCTCTTCATGATTACTCAAAACTTTAAAAGTAATTTTAGTTATCATAATTAATCATTTTTTAGCGGAGAGGCTGGGTTCCGACCCCAATCCAACGAATTGAACGTGAAGTTTAGCAGACTACCCCTACTCCTTGCAGGTTGCTCTCTCCAATTAGAGGAGAATGTGGGACTCCAACCCACACGCCGTTTTACCGACTACTGGTAGTTTTCAAGACTACTGCCTTAGCTATTAGGCTTAATTCTCCATTTCTATTATCTTCAATAGGAGTTTATTGTTTAACAGGTATCAACAACTTCCTGTCCTATATCATTAGATAATAGTTTGATGTGGTTTGTGTGACGAGTGAAAACTCACATCTTAAAACACGTGTTGAATTATTTTTCTACTATTTCAAATATAGCTACTAATGGATAATGGTCAGATAATTTAACATCTAAATCAAAATAACATTCTTTTAATTTTAATCCAAATTCGGAATAAATGTTATTGATATAAAATATTCTATCACAATCACTAAAGTTATTAGGAACAGCTTCACTTACACTAAATTCAAATTCATGGTCTAATTCATGAATTAAATGTGTTTTAATATTATTTAAATCCCAATCATATTTGTTATAGCTATTAGTATCACCCATTATGATAATTGGATTATTAAATCCTTGTTTCTTTCTATCTTTAATAAATTCTACTAATTGGTCAAACTGATTACGTCTAGCTTCTAAATCTTTAGTGACATTATTCTTTCCATTATAGAAGTCAGCATCCATATGAATATTATAAACATCTATAGAGATTCCATTAGTTATTATATTATTAAATCTGAATCCCTTAGTAGTTAATAAATCATTAGCATGACTGAAATATCCATTAGATTTATTCCATTTTATAATACTTTCTAATACTATTTGAATGTTCTTTTTAATAAGAAGATTTAATCCATCAGCTTTAAATCTAGGATAAGGAAACCATCTTATATTTTTTAAATTTATTTTACCAATATGAGTAGTATCATTATATATATTCTTTAGAGCAGAGTAAGAATAATACATTTCAGTATGATAGTTAAAATCCTCTTGAAGTGTAATTATATCTGCATCAGAATCTAATAAATAACGACCAATGTCGTAAGGTTTACATTCATTATCATTTATCTTAATTAAATTAGTTTTCTTTACTAATTTATAAATCCAACGAACTGGTTGTAGCCACCAAGGTAAATCCTTTAAATCTAAAGTTTGTGGTAAACAATCAATATTATAAGTTAATACTTTTAATTCTTCCATAGTTTATAATCTTAGTACTCCCGGCAGGATTCGAACCCGCATCTTATGATCCGTAGTCATATATTCTATCCTTTGAACTACGGGAGCAGCACGAACTGAAGGATTCGAACCCCCGACATTTGGTTTTGGAGACCAACGTTCTACCTCTGAACTAAGTCCGCATTTAATAGAATTAAAAAAGTCAAGCGTATTCACATATATTTATATGGACAACTATTGAAAAACTAATTCTATACCCATTAGGAAGTTTTTGCATGCTGGACAGATTGGAGTTGAACCAATATCTATGGATTTTCAGTCCACTGCATAGACCACCTTTGCTACTGCCCAATTTAAACTAATCAATAATGGTCTGCTTTAGTTCCAATTCAAATAATATGTCAAAGCATATACACAGACTTTATCTTTCAGTAGTTTTAGCTCCCATGCCGTCGGAACTTACGTAGAGAGTTCTCTAGGAAAGCTATGATTAGTTTAGTGGGGGCTACGGGAATCGAACCCGTCTTCTATACTCAAACGGTATAGCACACTATTCACCAGTGCTCTCAGCCTCCAGTTAAGAACCTGAATCATCTATGCCTGCTTACTAGTTCTTATGACCTTAGACTGGTACCCTCGTATCTAAGGCAGTTGCTATAGTGGGCCCTGAGAGACTCGAACTCCCCATGAACTTAATCAGCTGATTTACAGTCAGCCCCGATGCCATCTCCGGTCACGAACCCAATTTGCTTTGTTAGGTACAAAGCTAAACCTTGAATCTATCTAGTATTTCTCCCGACTGATTCGTAACGAGATATTTCAGTTATGTTAACCTGAAAAACATACGACAGATAGTATTTTTAGACTCCTCAATCCTCAGTAAACTACTGAACTACAGACAATCTCCCATCGTACAAGATTGTGGACTTACGATTCCCCTAGAAAGACAAAGTTTCTAGCCTTACGTCTGAATAACATTACGTACTATTATTCAGCCACTATTTCAATTATACCAATTCTGTTTGATGTTTCATTTAAACAACCTAATCCTCTATAAGAGATTACCTTTACATTATTCTTAGTAAGATAATCAGTTATAACAGCTGCACGTTTCTCAGAAAGCATATCATTATATTCTTTACTTCCTTCTGGAGATGCATATGCTACAACAGATACTCTACCTTTAATCTCATTAAGAGTTTCTTTAGCTTCTTCACTAAGAACTGAACTATTTTGTGCAAACTGAACTACAAATTGTTTTTGAACTAATTCAGTAATAGTTTTAATAGTTTCAATTGTTTCAGTTCTAACAACTTCAGTTGGTTTCTTAGCTAATTCTTCATTGAGTCTATCAATTTCACCAATCATAGCACCTACATCATATGTCTTAAAATGATGAGTTCCATTAGAAGTTTTAAAATGATAAGCATAAGAAGCAAGTAAAGCAAGTTGTGCATAATTCTTATTAAATTGGATTCTTGCGTGTTCATTATTAATAGCTGTTAAATTCCAATATACTGCAGGACTAATACTTAAAGTATGTTGTTTACCTTTTCCTAAATTAAAATTAAAATCTAATCCAGATTTAAATAACATATCATTAGCACTTTCTTTCCAATAATATAACCAACTTAATCCAGAATTAACTTTAATTTCAAATAAATGAGGAGTTCCTTTGTATTCAGCAAACAAGTTATTTAAATTAATAGTACCATTCAATCCTAAATTAGTACCTTTAACAAATGTTTCAGTCCAACGACCTACATTATTATCATTAACAAATACTTGTCCTTCTAATTCAAATCCCAAAATTGGAGTAAATTCTTTACCTAATTTTACACCAACTAAACTATTTAGTGGAAATACTGAATTAAAATTTAAAGGAGTTGTAACACCTGCTTCTACACCAGCATAAACATTATCTAATAATTTTGCATTCTCAGTTGCAATCTGTGCACTACTAAATAGTACACTCAAACATAAAATAAATGTCATTAAAATTTTCTTCATTATAAATATATTTTAATTAAACTAGAGCCGAAAGTCAGATTCGAACTGACGTGTCCTTACGGATCATGATTACAAGTCAAGTGGAGTCGACCGCTGTCCCATTTCGGCTTAAAAAGGAGCTAACTCGTAGCTCCATAAAAATAAAACGATTTTACATGCTAGTTTCCCAACTAGCTCAAAAAGTGAAAAATCAATTAAGACCACTCACCAAGCATCATCTTAAATTCTAGTAGCACAGACCGGACTCGAACCGACAATCTCAGCATCCCAAATGCCGTGCCTTAACCTATTAGGCCACTGCGCTCTATATAAAGACTCCCTAGTTGGATTAATCTGGAAGATTTTTATAAGCCCATTTATATCCATGAGCCTATTTCCTCTCCCCATGACAACACTTACTAATATTTTTACTTGCAGAATTACTTGTAGTTAATCCTTGTTCTATTAACCACTCTACTACACTATTTAAACAATCAAAAGTCTAAATATAATTTCCAGCCAGATCAAATTGGTCAACCATATTTAAACCATGTCTTAATTTTATTCCGTTTGCTTTTAATACTTTTATTATAGTAGTAATATCACATCCTACTTTTTTCGAAACTTTTGAAGTAGAATACCCTAAATTGTATAATTCAATAATCTCATTATGATCATATATAAGAGTACCATCACCACCTTTGGTTGCATTATAACCAGTATGACCATAGGTTTGAAGCTCTTGAATCCAATATATTTCTCTATCATTCAATTCCTAATTATTTTCTACATATTCAAGTTCTTCTATTTTAAAATTTTCTATACCATACTTATTAAAAGCATCATATAATGGACGTTTATTACAACGTTCTTTTCTACTATCTGAACAATGTTCCTACCATCTTTCATCTATAGTAGTTGTAGTTTTTCCTACATATTTTTTACTATTAATTAAATTAGTAATTACATAAATATATCCCATAATTCATAATTATTAAAATAGAGTGGAAGATGGGATTCAAACCCATATAATACAGTTTTGCAGACTGATACCTAATCATTCAGACACTTCCACTTAAATATCTTTGTGGTCCCGGAGGGGTATGATCCCCCGACCTTTTGATTATGAGTCAACTGCTCTAACCACCTGAGCTACGAGACCTATTAGTTCTGATGCTAGGACTCGGACCTAGGACCACTTGAATATCAGTCAAGGACTCTACCAACTGAGCTACATCAGAATTTGCTAGGACTTCCTCTACCTAGCTTTGCAGATTTTCCCCATGAAGGGATGGTTTAACTATACTAAAGTAATAGTGACTTCTCTCATTAGGCTTTGATTCATTACCGTTCAGAGAACTCGCAGGCTCTGCTTAACCTTACCCGAAAAGGATTATGATATTTTATACAATTCTTTATTATCTAAAGCTCTTCTTATCCACCTCATTAATATCAATGCTTTATCATAATGAGACATAAATGTAGCAGTTTCTCCAACATCATGCTTATTAGACAAATCAATATCAAGTGAATAAATTGTACCATCTTCTACTGTTATATGGTAAACAGCAATACCTCCTGATTTAACACAATCTAAATCAGCTTTTCCTTTTACAATAGTTTTTAAATCATGCATAATATTAAATTTTAGTGCTCATAGAGAGGCTTGAACTCTCAATCTTTGGTTTTGAAGACCATTATTCTACCAATTGAACTATATGAGCAAAAACCCTCTCACTGAGGAGAGGGTAAACAAAGAATTACTTATGATGAAGTTTTTATTAACTTCAGTTTTCTGAACAATTTATCGTTTCCAAATACTGCTAATGCAGTTGTTCTATTATCTAAATCAGGCTCATTAAATTGAGTAAAATCAACATCTAAAAATCTTAATTTATCTTTCCAATACTCTATTTCAGCAGATAAATAAATAAGATAATTATTATTCCATTTCTGATTGGGGTGGCTAAGTAACCATTGAGCTACTGCATGACCCCCTTGAACACATCCATAAATCGGTTCTAAAGTTTTATCAATCAGTACATACAGGCTTCTCTTCTCCATATTGTTCCAGATATTTCTTAACTTTTCTTCTAAATAATTCTCTATTAAAATCATCTTGAAGAGCTTTATAAGAACGTTTAATATCTTCCTCAATATATTCACTAACATTCTCTACATTATGTTTCAGAATATAATAAGCACAATATGCAGGATGCATCCACCAATCACAATAATCTTTCTCTTTCTTTTGAGCTACTTGAATTTTAATATCACTTTGGAATTTTAATACATTAGGTTTCATAATACAATAATTTAATTAAGTTAAAAATAAAATAAATATCTACTTCTCGGCTTAATTAAACATTGTCTGGACCCCTATTACGTGTTCATATACGTTTCATAATCATAAAATTTTAAATTGTTAATAACAAAATATCTCCATCGTAATGGATTACTAATATATTGACTCAAAGTCAAATTCGAAAGTTAAATTTTGTTAATAAACCAAACTTGAATTATAATCACCAGTCCAAGTACTAGCAGCACCAGTAGTCCAATTTTTGAATCCAGGATAAGCTTCATATAATGGTTTATATTCAAGACACCATCTAAATCCTAACGGAACACAGATTTTCTGTGGTGCTTCACCCATTCTAGCACTAAGTTCATACGAAGTTACATTACCAGCAGCATCAGTATTTGATACAATAATAGGAATTTCAATTAAAGAATTGTATTTGTTAGCAGCAACAAATGAATATTCTGGTACAGTAGCTAATCCTGTATTAACCATCTTACCCATTACTTCACCAACATTAACTCCAGCTACTGAAATATCAAGAGTTCCACCTGCTGCATAGAGAGTGATATCTGTCTTACCACTTTCCCATACCTTAGCATAGAAAACTACATCATTAAAATCAAAGTCACCAATAGTACCTAAATCTTCACAGATTATAATACCTTCTTCCTTAACTTTATCAGTAATTCCTTTACCTGGACAAATCTTTATAATCCAATCATTATAAATAAAGTTTCTAGCTTCTTTTTGGTTAGGCCATTGTCCATTAGCTTCATAATCAATTCCTACATAATAATTACCATTAATCTCTTCCATTCTAAACCAATAGTGCATTTTAGAATCTTGAGAACTATGGAAACCAAACCTTTCTGTAGAACTACTAACCATTAATTGAATACTACCATTAGTAGCATTAAAATTAAAGATGTGGTCATCATTACTTATAATTTCATGTGGTTGATAATTATATTCTGGAAGACCATATAAAATTTCTTTGTGTCCAGCTGGATCATATGCACATAAATAATCCATATTACTATGAGCACCATAAACATGTTGTACAAAGAAACAATCCCAATCAACCAATGATTCATAAGACTCTTCACCAACTTCATTAAATACTTCTAATACAGCATTTATTTCATCAGTTGTAATTGCTGGTGGAATGTTATAACCTTTAGCTTCCCATTCATTACTATTGGGATAGGTTGAACGAGTTGTAGATGCTTGTGCAAATCCCCAAGTTTGAGTTGGACTTATCTTACCAAAAGCTTTTTCAAAAGCTTGTTCATACTGTATCTCCTTAAGTTCCTGTTCACTATAGGTAGTTACACTATCATGTGAACAGGAAATAAGTAGTAAACCAAATAAAAATATTAATAGCTTTTTCATATATCAAAGTTATTTCATTATGCTATTATTAGTTGTTGCTGTTATCCACGGAAACATATCTTTCATTCCTTCAGTCCAAGAGAAATTATAATTTCCTGTAGGCTTTTCATATACATATTTAACATACCTAGTTCCAGGATCTACCATTTTCTTTCTACTTACTGTTTTAACTGTTTCTCCCACTTTATTACCTAATTCAACATATGGTCTTTTTCCTAAAGCAGCTCCTGGAGATATATTCAAATCTCCTTCATATATACCCATAGGAACTTCTTCTTTTATAGTAGTATATGCTCTTCCATTATAACCATATCTTGGACTAAATTTAAATTCTCTTGTAAATTTAGGTTTTGGACCATATGTAGCAACATCTAATGCTCCATTTATAAGTCCGCTAGTAATTGGATGTTCGGCAGCCCATTGTTCATCAGCAGAAGCTAATCCTAAACTAAATACTCCTTGATTTTCTCTAGCACCGTTCTAAGGATCCAACATGTTATTTAAAACTTTTCCAACAAATGTTCCAGTATTTCCTTCTCCTCTAGATGCTCTACCAATAGCACCTGCCCATCTTGTTGGAGAAGCTAATCCCATAAAATTAGCGAAAAGTTCTCCACCATCATAAGAAGATCTATATGGAGTTTCAGTTTTCTTAGTCTTCTTTTCTGTATGACCGGTTTCAGAAGTATCAATACTATTTCTATATTTCTTTCTGGCATCTCTTGAGGATTTGGTTTGTAATTTTGGATCTTTATCCCATCCTAAATTATTACCATATATCTTTATCATATCTGCTATATTATTTTTTCCACTTTCAAGATCAGTTTTATATGCTTTTCCTTTATATGCAAAGAACTGGTTTCCAGATTTCTATGCTGCATTATATGCTTCCTTATAAGATAAATGGTTATATTTTTCAGCTTGTTGTCTATCATAAGCAGTAGTTTTAGCATCTTTACCAGAAGCTCTATTACTTTTAACTACTGAACCATCAGAAGCTCCTTTCTAATCCCTGATTACTCCTACAATATTATGAGCTTTTCTATAACCTCTAGCTTCTGCTTCCGTATCAAATTCTTTTCTAAATTTACCATCTGAAGAAGCTAATACAAATCTCTTTATACGAGTACCACCTTCAGCAAATAATATTTTTCTTCCCTATTTAAATCTTTCTATTGGATTTCTAGAAATTAATCCACCTTTCTTTTGATAAGGTATAATAAATCTAGCTAAATCAGTTCCAGCTAGTAAAGATGTATCATCACTTTGTCCATTAAGATATAATCTTAAAGCTTTTCTCTAATCACCTGTATAGTCATAAGCATTGAATCCAGCTCTACGAATTAAATCCCTAATATCAGATCTATTATATGAATTGTTTCTTACATTCTATATTTGTGGTTTAAAATCAGAAGGAACTGTTGGAGGTTCAGTTGTTGGAACATTCATAGGAACAGTTTGAAGCATTTGTCCAGGAGCCTTATTATCAAACCATATTGATCCTTTTTTATTTAGTCTATTTAAAACATAATCAAGGGCTCTTTTAGACTAATCACCCCATTTATTATCAGTTAATATAGAACCATTAATTCCATTAGAAGACATATAATTATTTAATCCCTATTGTAATTCTAATGCAGTTCCATATTTAATTCCATTCTAATCTAATAATGATTTCTACTCATTAGTTAAGTTGAACTCTCCAGCGTTTCCAGCTTTAACTCCCATAAACATAGATAACTATTTTGGAGTAACTGATTTTTTAGTTACTGGAGTATTTGTTTTTATAGTTTTCTATTGTTGAATAGGATTTTTATTACCATTCTAATCAATATATCCTCTCTCTATTATTCTTGAATTATTAATTGAATTTCTGGCATTAGTAGAAGATTTAGATCCATTTAAATTTAATATTGTTCCATTATTTAATGTAACCTATTTAGTAATTGGATTAAAATTACCATTACTATCAAATCTTCCCCAAGTCCATTTTCCATTATGAACAATTCTATTATATTGTCCTAATGATTCTTCTTTGGCTTTAGAAGTATTTATTTTAGGACGTTCAGTAATTTCATAATAAGTTCCTCCTCCATAAAACTTCTAAATCTTCTTTCCCTATTTAAATCTCTAAACAGGATTTTTTGAAACTAATTGACCACCAGTTTTAAAAATATCTATTATTCCTGGATCATAATTATAAATAGCATCATCTAAAGCAGCTGCACTATTTAACATTATAACATCGTCATCATAATTATACTAAGGTAGATTGTATTCTGGATTATCTATTACACGTACATCAACGTCAGTGTTTGTATATGGTTTAGTTTTTACTACTTTTGCAACATTAGAAGTTGTTTTTGGAGACTACATTTCTACATCTATCCAATGTCCATATTTTTTATCATAATATCTGGGAGTTCTAGATCCATCTGCATTTTTAAAAAAGGTAATTCTTTCTCCTTCAGGAACCTATTTTATAGGAACAGAGGATATCCTTATTCCAGATTTATTATATCCTCTCTAAAATAACTTATTTTTTAACATAGTTCCAACTTTTCGTATAGAAGGAACTTTTGTTGGAGTTCTTCCGGGTAATATGGTAGGAACTCCTGTTTGATACTAAGTTTCCGGATCTAAATATCCATTATATCCGTGCTAAATACCTCTAGCTAAATGTTTTATTCCATCCCATATTCCTTCATTATTACTAAATACTTTAGAAAAATGATGAGAGGCTAAATTTCTTTCTCTATTATTATTAGATTCAATTTCTTCTTTAGATTTTATTCCTAAATTTATTCCACCTCTAGGAGTTCCTCCCTAATAATATTGAATTTTAAATCTCTAAATTGGGTTTTTTGAAACTAATTTATTCATAAATTTTTGATTTTTAACGTTAAAAAATTGAACTATCTACTATTAACAAATTAAAATATTCATTAAAGTTGAAAATTCAAAATTTTTTATTATAGTTTAATAGCACCTTCTTTTGATTCCCATCCAGCAGCTTTAGCTGACTCATAGGTATGAATAGAAGTAAATCCAAGTTTTTTAGCCAATTCTGGATCAGTACCTATAGGTGCTCCACCACCACATTCTATATTATACTTTCTAATTTTATCTAAATTCTTAGAAATTATTTCTGGTTCTTTGGACACAAGACAATAATTTTCATATTCGGCCCAGGCCCATCCATATGTTATATTTTCATTAGAATCTAATTCACAAATTGCTAAAGAAGTATAATCTCTTCCACCAAAAGCCTCAGAATAATCATGTTCAACTATTGCAAGATTTCCTTCAACATCTTTAATTAAATATCCAGGATGCCATCGTTCAAAAGTATTATTATAATCTATCATTTCATTGATAGCAGGAATAAAATATTTATTCCATTGTTTATCAGTATAAATGTCACACTCAATATAACATCTAGCAAAGTCTAACATATCATCATTGGAACGGGGATCGTTTCCATAATGAGTCATATTCCATATTTCATATTCTCTATCACAAGAATTTTTCATTCTATTTTGATGAAATTCTCTATGATCTTTATTAATAACATTTCTTTTATTTAAATCCTTTAAATATTCTTTATCTAAAGGATATTCTTTTAATTCTTGTAAAGTCATACTGTTAAGTTTTAAAATGAACTAGAGGTTGTCTCCAGTTCAAATACCCTTACCTTATGCCAGAGAAGGCAGTACTCTCCGCTCAATTTTGTTAAGAGCTGGACCCAATCACTGATCGATTCTCCTATGAAGGAAGGTTGGTCAGACACAACCTTATTTATTATACTTTAGTTTCATCTAGATTAAATCTTTTTATATACCAATCGGTGAAATTTTTGGCAATATTAATAGGAGTTATCTCAATATCAAAAGGACAATTTCCTGTTATAATGTAATAAATTACACCCCATATAAGGGCTGTACCCCACATTATCAGATTTAATAAAAGACAAATGATCCATATTGGACCAACTATAAATACTACTCCAAATCTTTTAATTACGTTCTTCATACTCATTTCTTAATCTATTAATTATTCTTCTATCATTCATCTGAAGTTCTGGTTTATAATCAGAATTCCAAAGAAACCAATCAGTCCAAACTTTGCCTTTAGAGGACCAATATTCATAACGTTTATAAGTCATATTGTTAAGTTTGTATAATTTTAGAAATTATTTTAGATTGATAACATTTGTTATCTGATATTTGATATAACTTCCATTTATTCCACCAATATTTTTTCATATAATTAAGAAAATAAATTTTATTTTCTGTTTGTATTATTACTCTTTTTATTCTCACATCTAATTTCTTTATAGTTCAGCATGTCTTTTGCTCTCTTAATAGTCTCGTCATAGCGTTTTGCTTTTTTTGTTCTATTGATAGTTCTTTCATAATTCATTATTTTGTTTTGCTTTTTCTAATTCCTTCCAAAAATCAGCATTGGCGTCACATCTTATCTCCCAAAAACCAACACTTTGAGAATCTTCTACATGTGTTATGGGATGTGATGGTGCTGTATGTCCTCCCATTTGAATCATAATAAAATCGTCATCATCCACATCTTTGAGTTGTTCTATCAACTCTTTCTTTCTAAAAATATAATACCCCATAATCACAACAAATTTAATTCATGTATATTTAATAATTAGGATCAAAACAACATCTCATATCTGCTTCATAATCAGCTGAATACCCTTCGATATCATCATAATCACCCCAGGTACGTTCTCTGAGTTCTTGATTATTTCTATAAGGACGGTATATATCCTTAATATTCTTAACACACATATCATGTTGTTCTGGTGTTAAGGAAAAATAAGAAACATTTTGTTCTGCCCACAACACATATTTTGGATTTACTTTGATAATCGTATCAACATCTTTTCCTTTATACATTCCAAAAGTAAACTTACCCATAATCACAACATTTTAAGTTCGTGTAATTTTAATATCATTTCGCAGCAAGCATCAACGAAATTTTCGTATGAATTGGTTTCTATAGAATCATAATCTTCGTATCTGTCAGAGTATACAAGCTGATACATATCGTCATCTTTATTCATTGAAAGATACATAGACCCTCCTTCATTATCTACTACCTCATAAGGTAATTGTTCAAGCAATGCTGCAAGACTCCAACAAGGTAGGTCATTGCTTCTTATGTTGTTTTGTCCCGTTATAAATGATTTAGACAAAATACAATCGCCATAACCATTAATTATGCCACCATTATAATCTCTGTAGCACATATCCGCACTTTCAATTGGCAGTATCTTAGCCAACTTCTTTGACTGAGAAATATCTGTAAATGATTTAATTGTTGCCATAGTTATTTAAATTAAATTTTCAAGACAATATTTAATAGCTGCTTCGCATGTCCCTTCGTAAGAAGGAAATCTAGATTTTGCATTATGCTTTTCCAAACGAAATATAGTACAAATGCCAGTGTACATTTTTACGTATTCACTTATTACATAAGAATACTCAAAATGAGCTTTTTTATCGGAACCGCATCCATAGCATTGAATTTCTATGAACAAATTATGCTTTTCCCTCAACCACTTCATAGCCATTTGGAGTGTTGGAGTAAGATAATATCCTTCTGCTTTAAGATTCATACAATACTCAATAGGACAAAGATATGAAGAATCATGCTCTTTATATGCCTTATCACATATAATGTCAAAACCTTTCTCTTTAAGTAGTTTTGCTGTTTCAAATGAAACATAATCTTCTGTAATTGTTGTCATAGTTATTTTTTCTTTTTTCGTGTAGGCCGATATTGAGGAATTGATAATAATTCTTTATCCAAATCAGATAATACATAAAGAGAATTTTTTAATTTCTCTTTTATTATATTTCTATTAAAATCTATAATATCAAATTTATTCCTTTTTCTTTTCATACATACCATCAGGAGCAGTCAAAGCAAGACCTTTTTCTATTAAACCACGATAATCAAAGTGATGAGCATTAAGCCAATCATATGCCTCTGGGCTAAACGCTGTCAGGACATAAGTGTCTGTCTCAACCTTGTGTGACATAATACCACCAACTTTGTAAAATTCAGCACGTTCTTCCTCAGTCATACTTGACATTGGACGAAGGTATGGTTTTACATCATTAATTGGTATATCTTCGTATTCATCCATCCACTCAAATTGTTCTAACAGAAAAGTTGAAAGTTCATCGATGTATCCTGTTGTACCATTTGGGGCTGTCTTTTTCCATTTTGCATAACATTTTACTTTATAAGGTAATCTTGTGCAAAGGTCTTTGAGTAACAGTTCTTTATCTTCTTTTGTCATGGTTATATGTTTTGTTGTTTTAAACGTTGTACATATCTTTTGGTGCTTCAAGAGCAAGGCCTTTATCAATTAAGCCACGAAAATCAAAATGATGCTCATTTAGCCAGTCTACTTTTTGCCAAAACTTCAACCTAGTAAAAACAGTATCATAGTAAACTTCTTCTTCCTCAGTCATTGAAGACATTGGACGGAGATATGGCTTGATTTCTTCTATTCTAAAGAATTCACTTGCTTCATAAAGCATGACTTCATTAGAAGGCCATCCAATCATAGTAATGGTATCGGTTATGAGATTACCATCTTCTTCAAAAGCTACTTTTACTCTATGTGGCAATCTTGCACACAAATCCTTTAGAATAAGTTCTCTATCTTTTTGCGCCATTTTCTTGATTAAATTCATAAATTCCTTTTCTATTGAGCCATTCATAAAAGCCCATAAAATTTTTAGAGCCATTATTTAAAGCATCATTTTTTTCAGAAAGATATAATTGTTTAGCTTCTTTTTCAGTCATAATACATTCCCTCCTTTGCTTTTCTGTAATTTAAAACCAAGCTCAAAGAAACGTTTTGCAATAGCTTTGCCGACAATATTATTTACCAACTTATTATATACAGGGTCTTTCTCAACAAAATCCTTGTATTCTTTTTCCAAGTCCACTTCTTTCACTTCGAGGTTTTCCTCATAACGTGGGTCTTTTGCAAGACCAAGACCACTATATCCACCACTAATACATGCTTGTTCTATCTCCTTTCTCCACAGTTTCTGTTGTTCTTTCGTAAGTTGATTAAACAACTCACTTTTTATGTTGAAAGAATATGTTTCAGCATGTGCTTGAATACCTGTTTTAATAGAATCATATTGAACACACTGTTCATAAGGGTCTTTCACTTCGAGGGTGTTGATAAAGGATAGTATGTTGTTATATGCCACCTTTCTTGCTTCATATACTGTCTTTGCTGATTTTGATGCATCCTTATCCCAAAGTACACTATGACATACAAAAATAAGTCTTTCTATCTCCGCTACTACAGCGTCTTTATCTATATACTGTGTCATATCTTTACTCTCCTTTCATTGCTTCTTTAAGTGCTGTTAAATTAATAATACATTTCTTAGTGCCCTTTCTTGGATGGGTATAGGTGGCATTTTCTTTTAGCCAATCGCATACTCTCTTTATAAGCACATCAGTGCGAGTGTATTCAATTTTAATATTATCGGTATAGTCGTTTACTACCCATTCATCATAGATAATTTTTGTATCTCTATCTGCTGATAAGATAATCTTCTCTGGTGCTTCGTTTGCTTTCATAACTTTATTCTTTTAATAAATCTCTGTACCAATAATCAATTACTACTGACAATCTTCCAGGAACACACCAATCAGGAGTTTCTTCTACATCTCCATATATAATAAAACTTATTACACCACTAATTATAAACATAGGAATACCTATGATAAATAGGAGTATTTCAATTATAAATAATGGCAAATAAAACAATAGCCATAAAGTCCTATAAATATAAATCATAACTATTCCTCCCTTAGTTTCTTTAATTGTTTTATCAGCTCTCTTAAACAATCTTGATACTCAGAGTAGGCGCAATTCTCAGTTGCCGATTCAAGTGCTTCCATCTGCTCATCGCTCGGCTTCCACTGTGACCGAGGGATGAGGGATTTGAGCCAATTGCTATAATTAAATCTCTGTTCAAAATAGTAATTTTCTTGTGCGTCTTGCCACTGTTTTATTATTGAACAGCATTCTGATAGTTTTTCTCTATCTTCCTCACTCCACTCCTGCTTTGATTGTGGAACATACTTGTCTTTGAGGGATTTTAGAAATTCCATTTGGTTATCAGTCAATAATACATCGTCTTTTGTTACTTCAAGTTTGGTAATTATTGCATCATAATAATCTTCATCCTCTTCACTCCAAGCAGGCTTTAGATTCTTTATCATTTCACCCAATTTACCTTGGGCATTCTTAGAGCCAATACCAGTGATGTTGTATTCTTCCGTTTTCTGCTCAATCTTCTTCAACTCTTTCTTCTCAAAGTTAAAGGTATATCCAGCACCAGCCATTGCTTTCATTAAAGTATCACGCTGTTCTTTGGTGGCTGGATGACAAGGAAATTCATGACTTCCTTCGCCATAAAATTCTTCATTTACACCGCAATAGCAATAGGAGTGCCACGTTACTGCATTTTTATCACCTTGATAAATACCTATATTGCCGTACTTATCAACAAGAACATCACCATCCTTTGCATCTTGTAGAGTCCAAAGTCTATAATTATATTTCATAAACTCTATACTATTGTCTTTAATGTCATTAGAATCTAATGAATAATTCCTGCACAATTCATCAGTAATTTCAACAACCTTGCAAATATCTGGATTATGGTGTGGTTTATTATATACAAGCCAATCACCTTCATTAAACTTTGGTTCAACATTATCAGCAGACTTCTGCTCACCTTGCTTTTCTTCTAATTGCTCTATTAATGAGTTATTCTTTTGTATAAGCCCATCAATTCGTTCATGTGCATTATCTAATCCTTTTGATAAAGAATTAACTAATTCACCTTGCTTTTCGAGCCATGCAATCCAAGATTCATAGGGAATTAGTTCTTTATCATCAACCGTAGATAGATATGTTATTATTTCTTTCCTTATCCTCTCATCCTCTGATTCTTTGAGTTCGGGAAAGATTTCATTAGGATAAATTGTCACAAAACCGTTTTCATCTGGTGTACATTCTTTTATTTGCCTTAAAGCCTCTTTGTATTTCTTTTCGTAATCATCCATAACAATTTTGTTTTACTTACAAACTTCTTCTAATATCATAGTTAATTCATTAGAATATTCAGCAAATTTAGGATCGTTTAAGATATCTTTATCTCTATCTCCACTAAAATAAATATCCATTGTTTTATGTATTCTACATGGTTTTGGAAGTAAAACTATAACTTTCGTACTAAGATATACAGCTTCTTCTACACTATGAGTTACATTTAAAATGGTCTTTTCAGTATCATTAACAATCTTTAAAATGATATTCTGAACTTCTCTTTTCATTTTAATGTCAAGAGCACCAGTAGCCTCGTCAAGAAGAATTACTTTAGAATCACAAGCTAATGAACGAGCTATACTTACTCTTTGAAGTTGTCCTCCAGAAAGTTCACTATTCTTAGCATATTTATTGGCATGTTCTTCTAAACCTACAAGTTTAATCCATTCCATTGCTTTTTCTTCAGCATCTTTTTTAGGTACTCCTTTAATAGTCATTGGAAGCATAACATTTTCAAGAATAGTCATCCATTCATAATTACTATATGTTTGAAATACCATTGGAACTGGACCATATTCTTCTATCTTTTTACCATAAATGAATATTTCACCAGACTGCATTTTACTAAGTCCAGTTATAGCTCTAAGTAATTGGCTTTTACCACAACCTGAACCACCCATAATACTAATTAATTCACTCTTATCAGGGTTGTCAGTTATATCAAGATTAAAATCTTCAAATAACCTATATTCATTAGATAATCCTTCATTAAAGATTTGTCTAAGATGTTGAACGGATATAGCAGGAGCTTTAGATTCCTGAATTACAGGAGTCTTAGACTCCATAAATATACTAGTATCAATTGTTCTTTCCATGATGCTTAAATAATACTGGATCCATTACTCTAAATAATGAATCTTGAATAATACCAATAATTACAATTATAAATAAAAGAGCATAAACTTCTGGAATACGAGATTGTCTAGCAAATACTCCAATTAAAGCTCCTACTCCTCCTTCCTTATTAATATTCTCAGCGATAGTTACATATGTATAAGATACAGCTGTAAGATTTCGTATATCATTATATACTCTTTCCATTACATATGGCCAATACACATATCTGAACATATCTCTTTTATTCATTCCAATTGTTAAAGCAGTTTGAAGATAAACGTTATCCTTAAAGTTTAAAGGATTTTGTAAGTCCGTAACTCTTTGTGCTACAGCTGGAAGAATATAAATAAGAATACCTACTGCTAAGAATGTAGCCTTCATATCAAATCCAAGACCTAATGATGCTACAAATAAACCTGTAGTAGCTGGTAATGCTAAGAATCTCAAACCTTCAAGTGGCTTTTGAAACATAGCTCTAGGTACTGGATAAATACCAATTATAAAACCAAGTGGAATTGCTATAGCTAATGCTATAATATATCCAAGTATATTTAATGATACAGTATATCCAATATTACCTAACAGATTATGATTTATAAATAAATTAGGTATTGAACATAACATATCAATTGGATTTGGAAGTATCTTATCAGATACAATATTCATTACAGCAACTAAATACCATAAGAATATTACACATATTCCACCGACAATTCCAGCAATTGTCATTTCTCTTTTAGGAGGAAAACCTCCAAATTTAAATAATTCTTTCATATTGTTCTAGTTTGTTTAAAATAATAGGGTGCCGAAACACCCTACTATTTTAATCAGAAATCAAATTAAAATCAGTTCTACGATAATTTTCATTGTCACCAAGTACACCATCACTTACAGCTTGTTTTGGACCATTACCTACAACAATGAATCTATTCTTATCCATTCCATATTCACTAATAAGATAATTTACAACTGCTTGAGCTCTCTTTTTAGAAAGAACTACATTAGAATCATAATTACCAGTGTTATCAGTATTTCCTTCAACCCTAATTCTAGCATTAGAGAATTGTTGAGCAATATCTACAAATTCTCTATCAATGATAGTACGTGCTTCATTATCAAGAGTATATCCAGCAGTTGGGAAATTAATACTTACTTTCTTATTAGAAATAGCTTGAACAGTTTCCATTTCAGCAGTAGGAGCAGTGAATGATTTAGCCTTAGTACCAGTTGCTTCCTGTTTATTATCAAGATTATTACTTTCTAATAAATCCTCAATAATTTCAGTATAAGCTACTTTATTCCAAGAAAGAGGAGCTTTGCAAAGACCAAGTCCTGAATATACTATAGACATCTTCTTATAAATACGCTCTCCAGTCATTCCGTTATATGTGGAATTAAGACCCATCCAGTTAGCTTCATCAGCTAAAGTAGCATAATTAATTTTAGATGAACTAGCTAATGCAAAATCTACATCAGTTTCAAATGCTTTAGCAAATACAGAAGCTCCTTCCTTAAAAGCTGAATCATTATACTTAATTTCAGAATTAGCCCATAAGATAGCTTCTACAATCTTCTTAGCTAAATCTTTATTACTCTCTAACCATTCCTTCTTAGCTATAAGTCCATCAGTTACTAAAGAATTAGCCTGTTCTGTAGAGGTAAGAATCTTAGATCCGTTAACAGCTTTAACACAGTCCTCATCATCTGGAGCCCATACACATGCTGCATCAACTTGTTTAGCTGTAAATGCATCACGAGCCTCAAGTCCAGAACCTACTTTAACTAATTTAATATCGGATTGAGATAAACCTGATGTTTCAAGTGTATTAATAAGTAATGTATGTGAAGCAGTACCTTCAGCAAATGCTACCTTCTTTCCTTTTAAATCAGCTACAGTTTTAATTGAACTATTAGCTACTAAAGCATCAGCACCAGCACTAAAGTTAAGAAGCATAAAGTAACGCATATCAGTCATGGTACCTGATGCACTCATTTCAACTGGAAGAGCATCCAATGTACAATATGCTATCTGTGCTTCATCATTTTTCAAAGCTGAACGAGAAGCTTCAAAATCATCCATAATAATAATCTTTAACTTTAATCCAAATTTCTTTGAGAAATAAGAATTATCAGTTCCTTCAAGACCTCCATTACCCCATACAATTGGCTCAAAACCACAATAGGTATTTACCATAAGAGTGGCATCATAATCACTATTTCCTCCAATAGAAGGAAGTTTCATATTCATTTTGTTACCAACAAAATACAAAGCAGTACCTACTATACCAAGTATAACTGCTATTACACAAATCTTTCCGAAATTGGTTAATTTGTTAAACATCTTATTAAAATTTTAAAATTAAAAATATTTGTTTTCTTTAATTGGTTGAGGCTTAACCTCTACATAATCAGTATATACTCCAGTCGGAAGAGTTTTAAATGACTCAAATCCATTATTATCAAAATTAGCTATAATTTCATCTACTTTAGTAGCATTAGCCATAGATGAAATATCATAGTTAATAAGGATATCATTAGATCCATCAAGAAGACGATTCATCTCAGCAATACTATCGTTAATTGTATTTGAGATTGTATTGAGAGCCATTTGCTCCTCCATAGACTTAGTAAGCCAAGAACTGCTGAATATAGAAGTAAGAGACTGGACAGCACTTCTCATCTTCTTTGCCTGTTCATACTCATCCTTCTTATGTTCAACTGTACTCTCAGCTACTCTAATCTTTGTAGTTGCTGCTATTTCCAGCTTCTCAAGAATATCTATGTATTTTTCAGTCTTCTTAATCCTTTCTTCCTGAGATTTAATCTGATCATTAAGCATACTGACATTATTCTGAGCAATAGTTAATTGCCCATGATATGCCATTCTAGCTTTATCATCAAGATTAGATTTAGTAAGATATTCTTTAATGGTCTTGACTTTATCGACATTCTCTTGGAAATCACTCTTATATTCTTCCTGCTTATTTTTCATTCCAGCTAAAATAGAACCAATATCAGTAATTCTTTGTTTAACAGTATTAAGTTTCTTTTTCATCTCAGATATACTGTTTTCAAGAATAGCTATTGGATCAATTTCTACAATTAAACCAGTAATCTTTCTACATATTTGTAGATAAATAAGTTTGAGAATTTTCCTCATTTCTGGACTAAATACTACATAAAGTACACATCCTAGTGCCATCATGAGAAGGACTAAAGTGAAAATGTTTTGTGTAAAAGCTATTAAGTAAGGAAGAGCTTTATAAAGTCCATAAAGTAGTGAGCCTCCCATTACCCATAATCCTACTTTAGCAAGAGTACCTCCTGGTTGTTTCCAGAGGTTAGCAACTTTCTGAGTTGTTTGTAAACTGTTCTCCATTATATATCTAAATTAGTTACTTTTTGTTTATCCGAATTTAAAGTGTTAATTACAGATTGAACACTATTCTTAAATGTATTTTCTTTAGTAGTAAGAGTATTAGTATCGGTAGTTACTTCTACTTCTAATTTGAGAATTTCACTATTAATTGAATCATACTGCTTCTTCAATTCATCAATCTGACTTAAAATTTCAGCAGCACTCTTCTTCTTTTGTTCAATACTCTTAACTTTACTTCCAACTTTATTTTCACGAATTTCCTGACATTCCTTAAGACCTTTTTCTTTCTCCTCATTAACAATACCTATATAGGTATCAATAGAAGATAGAATAATTTCTTTAGTAAATGATGGATAAGAACGTTTAAGAACATTAAATGCTCCTTTCATCTGCATAGTTTCATCTGGAGTAATTTCAACTAATCCAGCAGCAGCATTTTTAAACTCGATATAATCAGGTCCAGGTAAATTCTTAGCTACAATCATATCCCAGATTTTACCCTCGATTTCTTTATCAACAATTCCAGTATTAGTTGGAGTTGCTTCCTGAACATGAACAGAGTGAGTGGGCATAATACTCTCAGCACTAGGTGCTACTTCTTGAGCAACAACAGGTTGTTGAGGCTGTTGTTGTTCTTCCTTGATGAATAGATCTTTGAATCCCATATTATTTTTTACCTTTTAATATTAATGGTTCATACTCTTTTATACTAGTAATTTCTGTAGTATATGGAGTAGATGTAACTCCATACATTACAACTATATTATCCCTCCAAGGATCGTAAGGTCTCGGAGTAATTGGAGAAGGATTTGGAATAGATGGAGGAACATCTAAAATACCTAAATCCCTTTCTAATATTTTTTCAGCAACTTTTTCTGCTATCTTATTAGTTAATTCCTCTATATCTATTTTACTAACTATTCTTTCTGCTATTCTACTTTCTATTCTACTCATTTTAAAATAATTCTATTATTGAATCATAACCTCCGTAATATTCTTTACATAAAGCTATTGCTTCTTCTTTAGAGTTTTTAGTGAAATGAAAAGCATTCATATCTGCTCTCAATTTTACACTAATATCCCATTTTACATTGGCTTTTTGATCTAATTGTTTGGTAATCCAAACAGAAGGATACTTTTTCATACACTTTAAAAATAAAAAAATTAAGGGAGAATCCGATATAATACCGAATTCTCCCTCTAACAAACTTAAAACGTTTAAATCGACAGCGTAGTTCCACTCAGATTTGAACTGAGGATCTTGTCCTTGTAAGGGACACATGTTAAACCACTACACCATGGAACTAAAGTAGGAGATACTAAAACAAATCAATGTCAGGATCGAACTGACTACACTCGGCTTAAAAGGCTGATGCTCTAACCAAATGAGCTAATTAAATTGTAGTTACAATTTTGTAAGTATCTCTTAGTCTTATATAATGAAAACTAATAAAAAAGGTACTATTAATTACAATAGATAAAGTTCAACATACGACGCCATCTCTGGCATTTAATATAAAAGAAATTGTAAATTTATTTTGTAAGTACCTTAAATTGTGGACCTAGTGGGAATCGAACCCACGTCCGCACCGTCTATCCTATAAGGATTGTACAAGCTTTTCAATTTTTTAAAGGAGTTATTCTTCTCCAGGGGATGACTGGATAGTCATCGATTCCACCAGTGTATATTTACTAGTCAGTCAACTAGAAGGCCCAACACTGCCTTGTTTAAAGACTTCAGATGATTCTTTTTTTATTGTGATGCAAGTCACTTCCAGTAACTTTCTGACGACTAAGTAAGTTACCAACTTAGGCAGCTGCACGATAGCTTCTTGTGCTATTCATGGCTACAATTTTAGCAGTTTTATTGCCAGTTAATTTCTTTGATGTCTCTCCATCAGTCTCTGCTTGTCCTTATTACTTTCAACAGCCGTCTAATCCTGTTAAGCCCAAATTATACTGAGTTTTACCAGACTCAGTATGTTACTACCAACTTCATCGGTGATCAGTCGATCTACTAAGGTAGCCTGATAGTTTTTATTCATACCACTGAAAAACTAACAAATACAACATGGCCTCTACGCCTACTTTGGAGAGTCGTCGACATTCTTATAAAGAAAGAATATTAGAACCTAGTCCGATTTTACATCAAGAACTATTGATGGGTAGCGGGACCTGGGGGACTCGAACCCCAAATACCTTCACAGTGACAGTGTGATATGCTAGCCAATTACACCACAAATCCCGAATGGAGGATTAACTAGAATTTCCTCCTATATAATCAATATGCATAAATATGAGAGAAAAGAAAAGGCCGTGAGCAAAGTAGAATTTAATTTTTACTACTATCTAGTATTATAGTTATAGTACTCCCAGTAGGGATCTAACCTACGACCTAAGCCTTAGAAGGACCTTGCTCTATACACTGAGCTATGGGAGCATTTGAAGATACTAAAACAAATCCTAAAAACTTTATACACAAAATCCTAAAATATACGACAGAAATAAAAAAGTTATTTGTAAGTATCTTTTTGGAATCAACAACAAATGTAATTACTTTTGTGGAGCTGGAGGGATTCGAACCCTAAATTCCTCCTTGCAAAGGAGGTATGTTAGCCAATTACATCACCAGTCCCAAATAAACCCTATCCTCTTAGAATTTATATAGTCATTATCTAATACCTTCGGGTTTCTACTTCCTTTCGGACGAACTTTTTCCCACAATAGTCTGGATAGGTAAGTTTCACCTTTGACTTTTAGTTCCTTTGGTCAACTAAAAACCCCTGATAATATCTTTTACAACCCATATCAAAAGGTTGGACTAGTACTGCCTAGGAGGCTTGAACTCCTATTCTTCTGCGTGAAAGGCAGACGTGTTAACCAGTTCCACTAAGGCAGCATTTAAAGATACTTGTAATCAATTTATCAATCACACTACTACTTTTAAATGTTATAATTATATTTGTAAAATTGTAAGTATCTTTATAAGTAATTATGCAAGGAATTTATCTTTAAATTTCCAACAAATGAAAATAACTGATATCCATGATAACAGTGCTACAATAGCCAATATTCCACATTGTTGGTTCTTTGATTTATCTTTATACAATAGAATACATCCAAGTATAAATGCCACAAACACTCCAATAATATAAAATTTAATCATAGTCCCGAAAAAGAGAATCGAACTCTTCTCTCAGCATTATGAATGCTGCGCTTTGGGCCACTAAGCTATTTCGGAATTGTCCCACCGGACACTTTCTAAAGGATAACACGGCATATGACTCATCACGAGCTTCCGCAATTATTAATTAATATAACGTGTTACGGGGGTGAGAATCGAACTCACACAAGCATATACTGTCTCAAGGTTATGAGCCTTGCATCTTACCGTTAGACTACCCCGTGATCTATATATTTATTTATATCTAATATTCCGTTATCATATTCCCAATGATGATTTGGACATAAGCCTATTAAATTATCAGCATCATCAATTTCATCGATTGTAGCATCATTATTAAAATCAGAAACAGCCTTTATGTGAGCAATTTCGATATGTTTATCATATCCACAAACTATACATTTATGTTCTTTATTATTTTCATAATATCTTTTTTCAGCTAATTTTCTTATGGCTGTTCTATAACTCTGATAATTTTTTCTATCTTCTAATAATTCTTCTTTTGTTTTATTTAAGAAAGGAGATTTTTGTAATGTAATAGTTAATCCTAAAGATTTACATCTATTTTTAATATTAATTTTAACATTACTGGAAGGCATAGATGAATAACCTAAACCTTCCCCTATTTCTTTCCATCCAGATGATGATTTTATTATTTTGATAAATTCTTCGTCAGAAATTTTATCTACTTTAGATTTCCCTGTATGGCTAAAGTTTTCACTGGATTGTATTTTTCTTCTAACTTCTAATTCTATTCCTAATCTTAATGCCGCTTTTTTGATTGCATTTCCAGTTACACCATAAATTCTACCTATGGCTTCATACGACATCTTTTCTTCTTTAATTAATTTTTCTAATTCTTCTTTTTCGTATTTCATATTAATTCTTTATTTGAACTAATATAAAAGTACGAATTATTCGAACCAACTCAAATTAATTAACATAAATTAACGTTTACAAAATGGATACCAATATCTAAATTCATCGTTAAAAGGATATTTAACTTCTACTAAATCAGATTCTTTTAACTTTCTTCCTAATGCTTTCTCCATACATTTATAACATATAAAAGTATTTCTAGTATTATTTAATTTATAATAGTTTAATACTTTTTCATAGATAGAATCTATAAGCATTGGAGATATAGAACTGGAATAATTCCACTTTTCTTTACAAACTTTACACTTACATTTCATAGTTGGGGCACCGAGATTCGAACTCAGAACAACAGCTCCAAAAACTGTTGTGTTACCATTACACCATGTCCCAAAATGCCACTCTTAACGGAGTGGCTCGTATCAAATCATGGAATTTTTTAGCAATAGTCTCACGACTAATGTACCCCGAGCGGGACTTGAACCCGCACAAGCTTCTGCTCATCAGATTTTCTTACTACTCTATGTTACCATAGCCAAACAGCGTAATAAGCCTTTATACGAACAGTCTAAATAGACTCTACGAGAGGGCACCTCGTATCTCTGTTTGTTGTAGTCTGGCCATTAGATATCCTTATATTTCCAAATATCTAATAGGGAGTTAAAAACTCCAATACATTATTACCATATTGAAATTCTTGCAAGATTGGTAGTGGGTAAGGTTATCACATATCATAACCCACAGTTTCGCTGAGTTGTTACCTAGCCCCTTCCTATACCAAATTTCAACTTAGGCATTCTTATCAGATACATCTGAATAGAATGTGAGGGTATTCAATGTATTTCCCTCATATCTCCTATATACTCTCTACACATTTATGAGAAGAAAGCCTTTTAGTTCACCATTTTACATCCTAAGATGAGGCTAAGACTTTTTTATGTGAATGAAACTTCTCAATTTAGCACGGTATAATCCTTACACATTATTGGTTAGTGTGCTAATGCCCTTGTGTTATAGCGATTGTCTGAGGATATAGATATAATCTATACTGTACTATCAAGTACTACAAGGATTTCCACCGTTTTAGGGAGATTCTACTATGGGATTTCTCGCCATAGCACTCAAATTAATAAGTCTGACGTGTCTACCTATTCCACCATCAGGGCATTTTAGGATACTTTAATCGAACTATTCATTACTATTATCAATACATATTCAATTGCTTGTAAGTATCCTAAGTAATTTCGAAATAAATAAATAAACAATAATTAAAATGTTCTCACAACACTTTAATCCTTTACAATAACAAAATAAACTAAAAACTTTTAAGCAAATCCATAAACGTGTCAGGAGGAGTAGATTCGAACTACTATCACGTGCACCACAAGCAATTGTTAGATGATGTTGTAAGTATCATTAATATACTATAACGATACGTGTGTTTACCATTACACCACCTCCTGAAATAAGATACTAAATTTATTTATAAAGAATCTTGAGTTCTTCGCGTATACCATTTCGCCACAATCCCTAATCGCGGAATAGACTGGATTCGAACCAGCATATAGTAATGGTTTTGTAAGTATCTTAAAAGATTTTAATGGTTAAGAATTCTTAGTGATATTAGCTTTTAAATTTGCTATTTCCTTTTTCATTCTTTCACATTCTTCGTTGAATGTTCTACCCTTATGGAAGATCGTTCTTCCATTTCTAGTTGAAGTCCAAGGTTTCTTGTCTTCACCAGCAGCTTTAAAATTTTCATAAGCTGCTTCCAACCTTTTGAGTGCTGCTTTTTCACGCACTACTAATAAACCTTTTGATTTTCCCATAATTTTATTTATTTAATTCTAATTTATTATCAAATTCAAATAATTTTTCTTCCCAATATTTAACAGAAGCTTTAGCAGACTTTAATTCTTTATTTATATTTTCTGTAGCTTTATCATAAAGCTTATTTTGAATAATTTCCCATATATAATCTGGAACTTCTGAATATTCAATAAAATGATAATATGGACTATCTATATGTTCTTTATATAAATAAGTATTTTTTAAATCAGGATCATTAAAATAATATGATTCTAAATATTCTCCATCTCTATCACAATCATAACAATATTCTATACCTATTGTTGTTCCATGTGTTTTAAAATCTTTATTTAAATGTTCAGTTAAATATATACGAGGATAAAGACAATCATAATGTGATTTTGTAAACCGACCATCATTATTGAAAAAATTAGCAAAGAATAAACCGACTTTTTTTTCAACTATATCTACATCTCTAGTTGAATTTGGACAATATTTTAATAATGTCTTAATATTTTTAATTCTATCTTTTAGTTTCATAATAAATAAAATTTAGTTGAGGGGCTTATTTATTTAATTTTAATTTAATACTCATTTCTATGCAATCCTGACAGAATAGAGTTAAGAGGGAGACGGTTTATCCAAACTGAATCACCGACAACATGGTCCAATCTATTTATTTAAAGTGAGAGTCTTGGTGCTCACTATTAGTTGAGGGGCTGGGAGTCGAACCCAGGCTAGGAACGTATTATGTTCTTATTTTTAGCAAAAGATAGTGTTGTACATATCAATAATGATACGAAATGCATTATTTTTATGCTGTGCTACCGTTACACTACCCCTCATAAAAAGGTTACTAAATTCTTTCTTCAAATTACAAGTTTGATGCTGTACCAATTCAGCTAATCTGCCAAAAACGGGGCAAATGATGGACTCGAACCAACAATGAATAGTATTTTTGTAAGTAACCTATAGAGTAGGGGATAGAGGATTTGAACCTCTGTCACAGGCTTGGATTGCGTTTAAAAGAATGTTTTGATATGGTAAGTATCTCATTGATTTAGAGATAACAAAAGAAGATACTAGTTTTCTATCAAATTTTTCTGTATTCTAAACCACTAAACTAATCCCCTAATATTATCACAGATTTCCACTCTATGATGTTGTACAATGTTATCTAGAAATATGTACCTCCACCCATTACTCTTTGAAGGGTTTCTCAAGTCAAATCAACTATATGATTATCAGAATGTTCCACTTTTTAACGTGATTAAAAACATACAAAACACGGGAATCTTTATTTTACATCGACACATATTCCATCGATGGGAAGCGGCGGAGAGGGGAGTCGAACCCCTTATTCAAATGTGACAAATTTGCGTTAATTAAATTGAGATTGTAAGTAACTAAACAGATACTAGTTTCCGTTTAACTACTCCGCCAAATGCCCGTCTTTCCGGGCTGTCATTTAAAATTCTGAGTATGGTCATTTACCAATGACATGAAGTCTCACGACTTGATAGTGGGGGAGGTTGGAATCGAACCAACGAACTTTTGTTCTTCAATACAAATGCTATACCTTGATTTTAATTAAGATATTGTAAGTAACTTGAGTTACTAGTAAAAACTTTTAACTTAGCTACTCCCCCAAATTAAAAAGATGAATTCCATATTCACTTATCGCGAATAACCATGCATGGTGAAAAACTCAATGGAATCATCTTTATAGTGCGGCGAGGGTGGGACTCGAACCCACGATACTTTGTTTAACAGACAAATACTTTTACCTAAAAATTTATTTTATGATATTGTAAGTAACTATAGCTACTAGAAATTTTAACTAAGTTACCTCGCCAGTTAATCCAAACCCTCTAGAGAATAACAAACAATTACATCGGGATAGAACCCCATTCTACCATTCAGGAACTCGACTGAACACCTACGTTTGTTCCAAGCCTATTCCACGGCTCCTTCAATTAATTCATTATAGTTTGGATTAGTGGGGAGTGAAAGAATCGAACTTCCACTTCTGGATTGTCCCAGAAATTGTAAAATATGAGTTTATAAGTATCATAGTAATAATACTAAATACAATCGGGCTTAACCAATGCCCAAACTCCCCAAATGAAATCCTCTTGATAAACCTTCTAGTCCTAGTTATATCAAGTAAGATTTCCCAATTTTTTAATATGTTTTTTGTATTTGGAAACATGTGAGGTTTTGTTCCTCTAACCGCAAAGGTGTTGCAACCTTACCCAAATTAGATCTAAAGTGACTAGTCATCGGTATGGGATTCGAACCCATGATTTTTAGAATGAAAATCTAACGTCCTGACCAACTAGACGAACCGACAATATAGGATACTCTAAACAACATTGTTGGACTTGAACCAGCTACACTCTGATTAAAAATCGGATGCTCTAACTAGATGAGCTAATGTAATTATGTTATTGTAAGTACCTAAACCTATATAAAAAACAAACAGCGTTCAAATAAAAGATACTATGGTTGTAAATACAAGAATCGAACTTGTTACTTCAAAATTAGCCATTTTGTGTTCTACCTAGTGAACTAATTTACATTTACACTTTTGTAAGTATCTTATATTAATTAGAACGAAACAGTTATTCGTCTTTATTTACTTTCTTTTGAACTTCATGGGCTCTTGCTAATCCCTTAGAAATTCTATCTAAAGGTTTTGAGCCAGCATGTTTTCCATTTAACATAAGAGATTTAGCTTCTCTTATCATCTGGACACATCTATTAGTTCTAGCATTTACCCTATCTGGAGTTTCATTATAATCTCCAAATGGAGTTTTCTTTATCCAACGTTCTTTAATTTTTGCCATTTTTAGTTGAATCAGATTTTTCCTTTATACCAATACTATCTACCCATTTATCAAGAGCTATTATGCATTTATCTGGAAGCTGTCTAGCAGTTGGATTAGATTTAATATAGTCTACAGTACCACCAATTCCATAAATAAGTAATGCTTCCTTAGTACTTGGAATAAATATAGTTAATAAAAAAGAAATAGTAGTTATTGGAATACTATATTTTAATATATCTCTAAAAGTATTTCTATAACCAAGATCTTCTTCTGCATTAGAAATACATCCTTTTGATTTATCGTGAATATATTGTCCGTTAGTTACATAATAGCCAACTGTTACAACAACAGAAAGAATAGTTCCAATGATTAAAAACGGTAATATTGCTGTGTTAATTGAATCAAATCTTGTAATCCAATAAATTTCATTCATGTGATATTAAATATATTTTTTATTTATAAACTTAAAAGTTAAAAAGTGTTAAAACTAGGAAAGAGAATAAATCTCCCTCCTAGTTACCCATATATCTGAAAGTAAACGTTAGAGAGTGTTCTCTCTAACAGGTTGATATCGATTAGAACGATATATACTTAACAGAGGAGTAAACACATCAAATACATCCATATCCTTGAAGTTAGTTAAGAACTGTTCAATCATAGCAGGATTGGACGGGATATATATCATGTTATTAATACCTGAGAATCTGTCAGCTTTAAGACTTTCAGGCTTATACCATGAATCCTTATCACAAATATCCATTGCTACAATGTATGGACGGAATCCGAAATAGTTCTCACACTTACGGAAGAAGTCATTGATAGATGCTTCTGGAGAAGATAATGAATTCCACTCTCCATCACTTATAATTGTCCATACAGGATAATTACGAAGTGAATCGAGAACTTCTGGATACTGGTTACAAACATTCTTCAATCCATCAGGGATATGAGAAATATTAGTACCACCACCTTCAAAGGCTGAGTATAAGAAAGAAGCAATTCTATTATAGTTATCAAAGAAACTAAGAGTTGGATCAACAAATGGCTGAGCCTTAGTCTTAGCTACTTGACTTCTGAGAATGCTGTTTCTAGTGTGAGCCTGAGCATCTATATAAGAATGCCAATGAGAATATGAATTGAACATACCAACCAGGTTACGTCCATCATCATCTGGATTCTTAACAAGACATACAGCTGCTATGAATGATGCAAATCTGAATGGAGCACCTGACATTGAACCAGAATCATCAATAATAACAAGTGAATTATATGGTAAATTCACCTTATTAATGAATGATTCTAACTTCAACTTATCGATATTTCCTCTACAGATGTCATCATAAAGCTGCTTGAAGTTGGTAGCACCAGTTGTTACTTTAGCTTCCTTCTTCACTTTCTCAAGCTTAACCTTGTCTTCAGCTGAAGCTTGACCTTGTCTGACCTTCTCTTCCAAGATACGTTGTTCTTGCTGCTTCTGTTCCTTATAGGTTTCCCATTCCTTTACCCAAGGTTGGAACTTAGCCCATTTAGGAGCTTCACCCTTAGTATCTCCAGGCTTAACTGGCTCATGAATTTCCTTAGAATAAAGAATACGATTCTTTACACGGAAACGAGCCTGAGCTGGGAGCTTACCAAACCAATCAAGGAATTCCTGCTTATCAAACTCGTTGATCTTTCCAGTAGTGAAGAGAACAGATTCCAGTTCACCATTGTACTGCTTTCTCCAGTCACGATAACCTTTCAAGAATTTAATATCCCAACCCATCATTTTAGAAAGTCTTTCAATGAATTCATACTTGAATTCCATAATACGTTTAGTATCAGTAAGCATCCTCTTGTGACCTTGGCGTTTTGATGTACGAGGAATTGTCAAGAACTTAGCCAACAGAAGTTTGTTAAATGGATTGGTTCCATTAACAATCTTGTAAGTATAATCTAACAAAGCCTCAACATAGTCAGGATCCTCAAAAGCACTATAGATTTTCAATACCTTAGCACCCTTAGTCTGAACTCTGTTCTTGAACAATACGTCAAAACATGAATATTCATTGAACAGTTGAGCATTCAAGAACTTAACGAATTGTTCTTTGTTGTTTCTCCATAACCACATCGTAATGGAGTAGAAAGCATCACGATTGGCATTGCCACCACCATCAGTTTTCTTACCTTTAAAGATGTTGTGTTGACGGTTAGTGATATCACCAATACTAAACAGAATTGAGAAGAACAGTTCTCTCATTTCCTTAGTATTCTTTACTTCGTTCCAAGCATTATTCAGAAGACTTTCTGAAATGACGGAATCAGTTGAAGCTTGCTGAAGCTTCAAACAATTACGAAGTCCATAAAATGGATTTTCGTTGTTACTATTTAATTTTACTTCTACCATTTTTGTTTCTTTTTATTTGTAAGTAACTAAATCTACCTAAAATTCCCACACGGAGAGGCTTTGTCCTATGTGGTACTTCACGAAATTATAGAATTTACTGACTTAATAACCTCTCACACTACAATACGTTTTAGATAGAAAACTTATAGACACAGCCTATAAGGCAAAAGATAATCATTGAAAATCTTCAGCTGAATCGAGACCAGCAAGTTTAGCCTCAAGCTCCTTGATTTTATCCTCTGGAGTCTTAGTAGATTCTTTGAGTTCCTCAAGTTTCTTTGTAAGCTCTTCCTTGGTACGACGATTCTCTTCAATCTCCAGCTTCCAGCGGCGCCAACCTACAATTAGATTAACAAGCTCTCTCTGAAGTTTGATCTTTTCCAACTCTTCTGAATTGGTCTCAATCCATTCATCACGATCCTCAATGTTACGGAGTTTCGTAGTGAGAGCAGCTTTGATATTATTCAAAGTGTTGATGCTTGTGGTATGTAACAACTCAACAATATTGAGAGGCTGACCCATCTTTGTGTTAATCACTAGGTTATTCATAGCTGCTGAAGCTACAAGATTCACCAATCTGGTGAAATTGTCTTTTGTGAAATTAATCTTCATAATTTGTTGTTGTTTAATGTTATTTCAAATTGTTATTATCTTGTTTATTACCATGAAGTCTCAGAAAGACCTCAATCACATCTGTACTCTTGACATGACACTTACGAGCAATATCAACAATACTTCTTTCAATGTAAAGTTCAATTTCCATAAACTTTTACATACAAAATTCCACCATTTGCCCATTTAAAGTTAACAGCTTCAGCATAGCTATTAAATGGATAAATCTTATTGTTTAATATTACTCTATACATAACTCCTCCAATTCTGGAATGATTGCAAAGTCAACAAGTATTTCAAGTTCAGCTACTATACTATCATCTAAAATACTAATATATCCTTTAACAAGACGATTTTGACAATATACAGTAACTTCTTCACCAATAGGGAACAATTGTCTACGGGTTGGAAAAATTACACATGGTAACTCCAACCCGTTTTTAGTAATGAGAATACCTTTTGTCATAGTATTGAGTATTCATCATCAGTATTATTCAAGCTCTCATACTCATCTATATATTCTAGAGCATTACTTCTAATACCATTAATATTAGACCGTAAGACAGCTTTATAATGTTCGACAATCAGATCATAAATCTTTCTATCCCTTGAAATTCCGAATCCATTTGGACCCATTATTTCATCAGAATACTTTTCCCATTCTGGAATATTGTGAGTGTTCAGTCCCCAAATACCTCCAATATAAACCTCTTCAGGTTTCATTGTTTCAATATTTTGAGTTCTAAACATACCCCATTCACACGGAGCTAGATTCTTATTTCTGAATCCAATATTCCATGCAGTCTTATGAACATTAAGTAATGTCATAAGATCTTTAGCATTTACAATAACATCATAAATACTGGGATACTCAGCCAACATCTTTTTAAGTGTTCGATACTTCTCTTCTTGTTCTTCAAGAACATCACTATAGAAGAATCGGTTAAACCAATTGTTCTTTTTCATATTGCTTGTTGTTTGTTTTTAATTGATGTTAATACATTTAAAGTATGCTCAATCAAATCTGGATCATATAAATCTGATTGATCAACGAGATAGTCTTCGGCTTCTGGAATAGTTCCAGTAGCTACAGCATTTGCAACCAATGAAATTAGGTTACACACATTCTTCTTTTCGTTCGGTTTCATTTTTTTGGAGTTAAACAACTAATTCCACTTTTTGATTTCTTCCATTCCCAATCAAAATCGGCATTGTTAGGAAATTTAGGTTTCCAATAATTAGAAACTTCTCCGCCACACCATAAATTTGTTGTGGTAACTTCTCTTCCGTCTTTAAAACGGATTACGAATTTATCCCCACCAAATCCACGGAATGGATCTTCAGAGTCTTCATCACCAATAGTATAAAAAGTACCATCAATGATTGCTACATCAGGTTGACCTACAAGAGGTAACCTTTCACGCCATAGAGAGCATTCAAAACACTCTCCATGTTTTTTCATGGAACGTTCATCTGAAACAAACTTTCCAATTTCTTGACCACAAGTTGGACATACCATAGTTTTAAATTTGTTTATTTGTTTGTTAATAGTAGGATAGGTCAGTTTCGCTCTGACCAACCGTTCACACATACATTCAGAACGAATCCACTGTTGTGTTACACTAAGCTTTTTATCCTATAACAATATTGGAGTATCTCAGTGAAGAGGTCTTTCGCCCTAGACTTATAAATGGGACGACTACAAAACGCTATAATGCACTATCCGGACATACCGGTCCAATATTAAAGTGTAGCTCTTTTTGTGACAGGCGAAGGATTCGAACCTTCATCTTCTTTCATAGAGATAATGTTGTAGTAGTAGCTACCAACTAATGTTGACCATTACACCAGCCTGCCTATTCTAGGAGCGACCTAGAACAACCTTATAATCAATATTTAAAATCTACTACTTTCTAAAATTAATTATAAGATTTTTAGTAAATAGGAGTGGATTCGAACCACTAATCTCCTGGAAAAATCCAGGGCTTTAAAGCCAAACGGCTACCACTTAAGCTACCTATTTATTGTACTCAGAGTTGGATTTACACCAACGACCTTTCACCTCCCGGGAACGCTCTTATATTATCTGAGCTATCTGAGTTAATTAAAATAAGACCAGGATTTGAACCTTTCTAATCCAGAGCCTCCTCTGTTTCGTACCAATTTTATCTTATTCTAATGGTACACTTTAGTAGTACCCACTGATTCCGTAATTAAAGGCCGGTTTTCTTTCCCATATTAATATTTTTCTTTAATCCCATTTCTATTCCTTTATTAAAGACCTCTTCTGGAGAAACATCGAAAGGATTACGTCCAAATATTGGATGTTTAGCCCCCATAGACTTCGTTAATTATATCACAGGTTTCTCTATCATAATAACCTGCAAAATAACCAAGATTTGACTTTGCAATTTCTATGGATTTATCCCAGCTATAGTGATTAACCATAGATATATGATTCACATATTCATAGAAAAAGTCTTTTGCTTCTCCATTGGGGTCTTTTTTAGCTAATTTTAAAGCTAAATTAAAGACTTCCCCTATTGTATTATATTCTTTACCTCTATAATTCATAGTGTTTAAGTTTATTTAATTAAAAATGAGACTGAAAAGTAATTATTGAAACAAGTCTCTACTATTCTTACAAACTTTAGAGGAACGTGAATAGTTGTTTACCAAAAAGTTAGTTCTCCAGTTTTATTCGTCGACGCATCCTTATATCTGGATTTCACCACAGACTCATCTCACTAACCGGTTGTGCATGAGAACTTAGGAGTGCACTAGTATGCCCTGGGCTTTTTAGGGTAGTTTGTGCTAACTTTTTATTATTTTTTAACAACAATGGGACCTTTATTACGAGAACCTATTAGGTAATGTTCATATCCATCACATTTAATGGATATACCTAGACAATTGTTATTACCATCATATACATGACGATATTTGTCTATTGTTACTTCTTTATCTACAAAATAGTATTTCATATTGTTTTTGTTTGTTTATAATAGGGTATTCCTTGTTTCAACATGTATTCTTTGTCTAACGATTTATATACACGAATCATACTTAGTCCAGTATCAGATCTCATTAGAAAAAATCCTTTAGAATATCTTCTCATGATGTTTTAAGTTTGTTAAAATTGAACAGCAAAAAGCGGCGCGCCGAAAAATCTGTTCTCTCCATTAGAGGCTAACAGTGTACACCTGAAAGCTGGAGTTTTTTAAACCCTTCGCATTTTTAGTTCCACCCAGGATTTAAAAGGAACACCTATAGGTCGGATTGGTTACCGTTTGGATTACATTCGTCACACCCAAGCTCTCCATCGTCTTCATTATGAATAATAGAGAGCATATGTTCTTCTTTGAATTTCTCAATTATTCCTCTTTTATGAGACTTCATATACTCTTCAATATTCGTAACAAATATTCTGGTTTCTTTAAAAAGATACGACAAGATAAATCATCATTCTTCTTATTTTTGAGCTTTTCTTCAATAGCTTCTGTAAGAGACTTTTTCATTCTACTTGTATTTCTATTACTAGAGCGCCACTATTTGTATGGAAAGGACTAAACATATAAGAAAGTTGAGTTAACTTAAAATGATCAGAAATGGTTAATCCATCTTTACTTTTAAGTCTAACTTTTACTTTATGATCAAGAATATCTTTTAAAAGACCTCTTGCTCCATCCACCTTTTTAAGAAATTCTTCATTTGTCATACTATATCCCATTCCTCTAGTGCTTGCTCAGGAGATAATCCTGAAGCCAATTCCTGACGGATTTCGGCTTCAAGATTATATTTCCTGGAAATCTCGATAGCTTCTCTTGGTGTCATACAATCTCGTATTTAAGATACTTTTTATATAACACAGGATTCTCAGCCTTGAACCTTTCTAAGTTAAAGCCGACTATCCTACGTACTTGATAGCCCTGAGATTGAAGAAGTTCAATGGCACTTTCTTCGGCAGAAAGAGTTCTCGATTCTTCTTTCTTCTTTTCAATCTTTTTACGATTATTTTCATTATAATTCTCATATAATGAACTAATCTGAGATTTATGAATTGGTTCAGAAGACATCGAATATAACTTCGATTTGCCTATTTTTTCACTTGGGACAAATTTGGCAATGAACATTGGGGCAATTGACTTGTTCATTCCAATTTTGTACAACTCATCAAGAAGTTCCTGACGAGTATAAGTTCTACTCTGATGTTCCATGCGGAACTTGTTGAAGACCTGAGTCAGAGCAATCAGATCCATTCTTTTGCCTCTCATTTCAAATTGTTTTTTGTTTGTTAATAAATAAAGATTAAAACACTATAGGTTAATAATAACCATGATAATGCAAATGTTAGTACCCAAAATATATCTTGAGTACGTTCAGAGAAGTTAATTTTTTCATCATTTTAAAATTCTGTTCCATTATAATTTTCAGCTATCCGTACGTTAGCATAATACTCACGTATAGCTTGTTCTAATGAGAGAGTAGGATACTTCATTAATAAGTATTGAAGTCCTTTCTGAGTTCTTAAGAAATCATTACATTTGGTATTAATTTCTTCATAAACCTGTTGAATAGGTTTTTCTAATTCCAATCTAAATTTATCTAAACTTCCTATCTCTACCTTTAATGCTTCATCACTGGTTAGAATATCAATGTTGCACAAATCACCTTTGTATTCAGCAACAAGGCTAAACAAATCTGTCTTGTCAGTGTTTGGCAGTAAGGTTACGTCACCACCACCGTTAACAATCTCACAAGGGGTAATGATGATTTTCTTCCCTGCCTCCATTATGCCATCATAGTTATCACCTGTGACGATGGTGTAATCATTGCCAACGTTATTTTCAATGTGTTTAACGGCTTTCTCCTTTGAAAGGAAGCCCACCTCACATTGTGCCGTTTCTACATCAATAATGATAAAATTCTTTGCCATAATGTTATTGTTTTAATTGTTAGACACCACAAAATTACTAGAAAAGATTGGAATAACAATAGATTATCCAAATTTTAACATTTTTAAATTGTTTATAATTTCATATTGTAGTTTAAAATGTCTCCGTACCCGATTGTACGGAGACCAAACAAACCTAACAATTTCGGGCCTTCATTTTATTTATACTCGGAGGTTGCCCCTAGATTGAAATTATTTTAAAAACAATCTAGACCTGCCCATTAATTGGCAGTAATCATCAGTGAAATTCACCGAGTTATTTGTAAACAGTTAAAAAGTATCTAAAAATTCTCTCGCACACTTATTGAGAGATTTATGCCTAGCATTCTATGACCAGAGCTAAACTCTTGAGGGTATCTAGGTCAATAAAAATTTTATCCAGTCACGTATTCTGAATCGAGCTTAGTATTGCGACCCTTTAAATTGGTAACTAAGTCTACTTACGTCAATTATGTGTGCCAGCACACAATGATACGGATTTAGAATTACTGGCATAATTCCTCCTCATTGATATATATTTCAAGGGAATTTACTCCTTGCCACGATGTATATATCTCACTTACTATTATCCACATAAACCGGTGGTTGAATATGCTTAAGTATATTACTTTATTTTACTTCGGATATACCTCGAAGAACTCAGCTCTAGAACTGAGTTAATCCAGCATTAGTTATTTATACTCTCTATCTGGAAGGAGTCCTTCCCGACGTCACCCGTTCTCGTCTGTTAATGGGTTATTTAGAAAGAATTTGTAAGGAATAGTCTTATCACCCTACTATACACCTTCAAACGTTGTAGTGCTTTGTAATGTTCACCGATTTACTGAGGTATCAACATTCACGTTTCCTCACCAACATATTTATTTATACTCTCTACATTGGACCTTATTAAGAGTTTCTGTAAATTCATTTTCATATTGTTATCTGTTTGTTAAAAAAGTCCGACAACTGTTACATTGCCGGACCAACATCCTACAACTTTTGTTTAAAAAATTCCATCGGGAAAATGGAGGATTGATCATCATCCCCGTAACAAAAGTCTTTTAGGTAGACAATTATTACTTGCTCGTTTATATATACATTATGTATTTTATCGAGACTCGCCTTCAGTTATAACGGCTGTGGCACCTTCACCGACCCACCGCGCGAAGTGGGATTTAAAAGTATCTTTTTCTATCAAGGACAGCACCACCTGTTTCCCTCTCCACACACAAACTTTGGTGTCATCTGTGTCTTGATACTTTTGTATTATCACCAAGATGCGTACCTACAAAGACCTTGATTATATAATCCTTTCAAGAACTCAGCAGTTTTATCTTGTTGTTCTTTAGTTTGATAAGTTATTGGCCAAGTCCAACAACCAAAAAATGCTGAAATTCTAGGTTGTGGTTCACACCCTACAATATTTTTGCAGATATGTTCATAATGATCTTGTTGACGACCCATACCTGTAAATGGATCACAATCAATCTCGATCGTGGTCTTATAAGGAAATGTATGTTCCATATTGCTACTTTTTTATTTGTTTATTTTAAAAATGCTGTCTTTCCAGCTGCCAGAGAGGTTTAGTTTGGGGGACCTAGGCGATATCTTATTACACATTTGGTACTCTCATAAGACATATTTTATTAAAACAAAGAAAAATCTTCACGAAATTTGAGTTGAATATTCCCACTCTTACCAAGTGTAAATACATATCGAGCATTTGGATCATTCTTGATCCAAACCTCAATCATAATCCTTTTCTCGAACGATGAATATTCTATTCTAGCTTGAGAGAGATTTTCTTTCTTCCAATCCATTATTTTGAAAATCTTGTTAAGGATTTCTTTAGAATTGGATGCTACTAATTCACTCCTTTTCTTTTCTAAATCAGAAATCTGATTATTAATAGAAACTATTTCATTTAAAAATTCCATATTGTTAATTTGTTTTGTTTGTGCTCCCTACTTTGGATAAGCTGAGGGAGCATAACACCTTTATTTTCTTAATGGATTTCTGGTATCATCAAAGTAACCCATCAAATCAATACGTCCAGTAGACTGAGTCCAATGGCATCCTGTCCAAGGTTCTACCTCCATTAAGAGATTTCTTTCTTTATCGTAGAATCTAACTACTCTAGTAGAAAAAGAATTTTCATCCTGATTAATTTCTACTGTAATAGTTTTCTTCAAACGATGAGAAAAGAATGACCATTCTGTTAAGGAACCAAAAGAAACTGCATGACCATTCTCCATAGCATAGAAGCTACAAGAAGATGCTAAACCATCAATTTCCATTGTTCCTTTAAGAGCAGTCTTTGCTACATAACGAAGAACTTTTCTACAGAGAGAAGCTTTCATATAACTTGGAATTTCAGACATATAGTCTATATTCAAAGCGGTATATCCAGCTACTATACTTACGCCCATGTGAGCAGTAGGACTATCCTTCATCTGCTCTAAGTCAACCAGAATGGCGTTAAACTGATCAACTGTCATTTTTTCTTTCATATTGCTTGTTTGTTTGTTTGTTTGGACATATTTTTCTATGTTTCGTCCCATCTTATCGGAGTACATTTTTTAGGTATTTATTTCGGATTTTCACGGTTCAAATTGAAAGTTATAATTATATTTTTAAAAAATCTAAAAATATGTAAATGGTTAAAATTTTTAAATGTTGTTCAAACTCATTCTTCAAATACAGCCGTGTCGAAGTTTTTTCGGAATGAAGTTGATTGAGTTTGTTTGGATAATGTGGGTTGAATGGCTGTACCCGAGAGCATATGTCTAACACTAAAATTTTTACCTGATTATGCGCTCAATCGATTACTTTATACACATTGATGCTGTTATAGTGAAAGAGTGGGTTTGTAGAAAAAGAGCTTGTCGAACTTCACAGTCCAACAAGCTTATATTCACAATTTAACCCTTAATTATTCACAATCTTCTTTTGGGTAAAAATACTTTCGTATTATGACCTTCTTGATATTTCCTTTAACAACTCTTAAATCAACATTAAAAAATCCTACTTTTGGTGGCAAAAAGTCTATCTCGTCCGAGTTCTCGATTGGAAAAAAGAGGAAGGGGCCGAGTTTTAGAACCCATTTTGAACCCTTCCCTTTCTTTACTACACCTTTAAGTGTGTACATGATGTAACAACATCGAAGAGGGTATTAACCCTCCTTGAAAATGTTAATGTTGGTATTACGAAGACCAACAACACCACGAGACTCGTTTCCGTACTCATCTTTCATAGTACCTACACGAGATGTCTGGAACGGACCGGCGACATCGATAACCTCGAAGTGCTTACCAGCAATCTCCTCAGCAATAGCCTTAGCTGTGGGAAGATTCTTAATCTTCTCATAGACAGCCTTACCTTCAGGATAATCACCTGCACAGTGAGAAATCACAGCACCTGTAGCATTACGTTTGGAAGCATAGCCCTCAGCAGTCTCCTCAAACTCAATTACACGTTTACGCATACTTGAGAGATAAAGAACCTTTGAGCCACCACCATCCATGTCAACGACAATGGCAGGAACCTTAGCTGTACCCAGACGTGCTACAAACACAGCCTCAGCAATATCATCCTTAGAAGGAACAGTGAACTTGTCACCCTTCTGGAAGATAGCCTCATCGGGATCAGCATTACTAATGTTACCTAACTCGTTCAGAGCATTCACACCTGTGATAGTGCCCTCGACTGCTGCATGACGTTCAATAAGAGCCTTAGCAGACAGACTTAAACCTTGACCTTTAGCCATAGTTTTGAAAAATTAAATGTTGATAAATTCTTATACTCTATAAATAATACACTGCTGCAGAGTAAGACTCACAGTGATAGTTTCAGTACTCCTATACATTATAGTATATTACATACTTACTCCTAAGATGCTAAGCGCTTATACACTTGGCTACATTTTAGGAAAGGGTTAATCCCTCGGAGATAAACTCCGAAGGATTGTAAAGAATTTTCCACCCTATCGGGGCATCACTAATAGAGTGGAAAATGTAAAGATTTATTCAGCCTTGATAACGGTTGTAATTTCCGTTTCACTGTTCCACCCCTCACGGAAATAGTAGTCACGAACCACCTTAACGGAAGGCTTGGTTTTGACAAACTTTATAATATCCTCATAGGTGGTAAATTTACCAAAAACGGCAGGAAACTCAACCTTTTCCCCACCACTTGCTAAACGAGCCTTAGAGATAAAGAAACCAAATGGAATGTAAACCTTTGGATTTTTTCCGTTCTCAGCCTCAGCGGAAAGAATAGAACCTGTTTGGTCGTCTTTTCCTTCCTCTTTTCGAGTCCAAACGGATTCAAAGAATTTACCCGTTAATTTCAACACTGCGTCCGTTTCAGCGTTGAGTGTGAATTGGGCGTTTCTTCCGTCACGTTCTTGCGCAATTTCCTTAGCGCGTGCTTCGGTCGCTTCCTTTCTTTCTCCGACCTTAAATGTCGCTTTTGCCATAATAACTAAAAGTTTAAATTGTGAATAATGTTAATTGGGATACCCCTTACGCAGTAGAGTACTCCTTAATTTTCTACTTTTCATCTGCGCGAGGCCGGGGGACTCACGCATATGTGCCCCACCTCCTTCATAAAAAATACAAAAAATTTTTCAATCGTAAATTTTTCTATCGTAAATACTTGAATTTATTTCAGTCGTCACAATCAAGTATAGGGGGAGGGATCAAAAATAACGTCTAAAAAATAAAAAATTATAAAAATTTTTTTGAACCTTTGAAATCGAACTAAAAAATTCGGCCCGGAACGGCCTTAAGTATAGTTAATATTATGTATAGTTTAAGTATAGTTAGTTATCAATTTTGCAACTAATTCTATCAATTTTGACATCAAAACTATCATTTTTGAAATTGACCTTATCAATTTTGCAATCGTTAAAAATTGTTAACGAATATTATCATTTTGATAAAATTTTAATAATGATATATTAGTTATATGGAAAAAGAATTAAATAAACAGCATGTACAAGTTCCAAACGATATGACGGAACAAAATACTTATCTAAAACCTGGAGACATTCTTATTTATGCTACTATAAAAAGACACATGGATAAAGAAACAAAAACATGTTATCCTTCTCTTGATACTATTTCTAAAGAAAGTGGAGCATCAATAAATACTGTAAGAAGTAGTATTCAAAACTTAATAAATGCTGGATATATTGAAGTCCAACCAAAAGGTAGAGGTAAATTATATAGATTTTTAAAATGGGATAAATTTGAACCATTTTCATATGACTTTTTAGATAATAAAAAACTATCCTTTAAAGAAAAAGCATACATTTTAGCTACACAACAATATATGTTTAAAAAAGAAGACACACAAGATGGAATAGTTACTTATAATAATATAGAACTTTCTAAAAGATCAAATATATCTCCATCTACAATTTCAAGACTTGACTCTTCTTTAAAAAGTAAGGAAATATTAGACATAAATATATTAACTCAAAAAGATCCTGAGACTGGACTTCCAATTAAAGAAAAATCTTTTCATCTCACTAAAATACAACAAGCTATTGTATTTATATTAGGTAATCATGAACAAAGATTGAGAGATACAGAGAGTAAAGTTGAAAATAATACTAATGAAATTGACTTACTTAAAAAGAAAATAGCAGAACTGGAGAAAGAATTGAAAAATAGATAATTTAACATTTTTTAATTTTTCTTTTTAAAAAACAAAAATATATTAGTATTGTTATGAAACAAGAAAATTTAATTGCTCTAATTAAAGAGCTTTCCGGGTTTACTAAACTACATAAAGAATATCATATAGATGATGTTAGTTATATAGTAGATGCTAATAGAGAAGGAAACGTCTTACACTTTGACGTTCAAATTCAAGACAATAAAGATAAGAAAGAATTTGAAAAATGGGTTGACCAACTCGATGATGATATATTTAATGAAGTTTGGGAATCACTTTCAATAGAAAATAACCTACATAATCTAAGTGAACTTTATAAAACATCAGATTATAAGAAGGTTATTGATAAATTTAAAGCTAAAACTAAAGAAATTGCTTTGAATAAAATCAAAGATCTTGAAAAGTTACTAAGCTAACAGATATTGCTCGATAGTATAGTGGTTTATTATTCTGGACTCTAAATCCGGCGAGCTGAGTTCGAATCTCAGTCGAGCTACTATGGATATTACATTTAAATATAACGGTAAAATTATTACTACTCCTAATTTAGAAAAGAAGTTAAAAAGAATGAAGCTCCAATTATCCGATATAGAAATAATTGAAACTCCGATTAAAAAGACTTCTGATAATGGAATAGAAGATTATATGTTAGACAAAGAAATGGTAGTAGTACTATCTAATTTAGATAATATTAGAAGAATATGTTATGTCCCAAAAGGAACAAGACCTCTGATAGGAACATTTATAAATAAATGGAATCTATACTCTGATTGGGAAATTGAGAATATGTATTATGAATAAAGAGAAGTTAAGAAAATATAAGTATCAACTTAGTTTCTATTATAAACTTACCGCTAAAAATATATTAGAAGATATAAAGAAACTACAAGAAGGTGTAATAGAATTAGAACTATTAGATGAACAATGGTTCTTAAATTTCCAAGATGAGTTAAATAAACTTAGTTTAGATCCAGATAGAGAATAAAAAAATAGGCAGCCTCCTTAAGCGGAAGTTGCCTATTTTTTATTTGCTAATAATCCTATTCCGGATTGGGCTATACTACCAATAGTATTAATCCAAGTATTTGTTTTCTAGCTAGCTATCTACTAATCAATAGCATTATTCTATTTCTTTAAAGTATTTTTCATATTACTAATAGAAGGAGCTGACTACTAATAAGCCTCATGCTAAGCTACTATCTAACTAGGATTATCGTTAGTTAATCCAGCCTAATAATCTTGAATCCATTTATTAAACTTATTTTTCTATTCCTATTGATACTAAGATAATAATTGTTGCATCATAGTATTATAAGTTTCTTCATTCTATGATTTAAAAAGATTTCCTTGAGCAGATAATGCATCATTCTATTGTTTAGCACTAAATAAATTTGATGCAGTATTAGTTAAGAACTATCCCCAATCTCCATTAAGAAAATTTCCAATCTTCTATCCTGTAGTTAACTTAGTACCTTCGTCTGCTTTAATAATACCTCCATCTTCATGCTTCCATTTTCTAGCATTAGCAGCAAATGTAGCTTTCTTTCTGATCTTTGGGTTAGAACTATTCTTACCCCTCTAAATACATTCACTAGTAACATTTCCTCCACACCAACGAGTAAATGAACCTTTCTAAGACTCTTTAATGTGAATTTTATGTCCTTTTTTAAATTTTTCTACAACGTTGTTCATAATCTAAATATATTTTTAAGCTTAAATTTTAATTTTTTAACTAAATTGTTATTAATTATTTTGATACTATTAAATATACTAATACTTTAAGGTAAATACAAATATTTTTATTTTATTAACTAAATGTTAACAATGTTTGATTACATTAAAGAAGTTTGGAGAGCAATCAATAGAATTCATCCTGAAACAAGAACTTTAATAATTGTTTTACTATTTGGATGGATTATGTACTCTCAGATAATAGGTGAAACTGCTAGACAAATTGATGAAAAGTATCAAAAGGAAATCGTTAATAATAAAAAAGCTGAACGATATTCTAAAGAGAAAGCTATTGACATTAATGAGCAGGTTCAACAAATAGCAGAAATAGATAAGGATGCTTTTGATGTATTACTTTTGAATTATCATAATAATACACAAAGTCTACAAGGTTATAAATATTTGTATTTATCTTGTCTTACTGAAGCTCCAAGATCATTAGATACTCCTACACTCCAATAGTAGTGGAATAAACTAGATTATATATATTATGCAGATGAATTAGCTAAAATACACAGTTAGAGTTTTGTTAAATTTGAGAATATAGATAATATGAAAGAAACTCTTCCAAAACTTTATAGACTAGTTAATGCTAGTGAAGCAGAAGCCATTTCTTTCTTTACTATAGAAGGACACGATTCAGAAATCGGACTAATCATTATATTTTATAAAGAACCTAAAAAGTATGATTATAGATATGCTGGATTAATTCTTCCTCATATACAAAAACTTGCCCTGTTACTAGATTATGATAAAAATTGCAAATGAAAACAATTATTTTAGGAACTGCTCATTTAAAAAGTACTCCTGGTAAGTGTTCTCCAGATAAGAAATTTTTTGAATATAAATATTCAAGGGAAGTATGTAAAGCTGTAAAAGCTATATTAGAAGATCTAGGATATAAAGTATTCATTGATATTGAAGATGACGATTTAAATGTTGATCAATCAAGAGAATTATGTCTTAGATGTAAAATTGTTAATGACTTATAGAAAGTATATAAGAATTGTATATATGTATCTATACATGTAAATGCTGCAGGAAATGGTTCTAAATGGATGAACGCAACAGGATGGTCAGCATATACATCAGTTGGTGTTACTGCTGCAGATAGATTAGCTAATTGCTTATACGATGCAGCTAAAAAGAATTTAAAAGGTAAAAAGCTAAGAACAGACAATACAGACGGAGACCTTGATATTGAATCTAATTTCTATGTTTTAAAACACACTAATTGCCCAGCTGTTCTTACAGAAAATTTCTTTTAGGATAATAAAGATGATGTGAATTATTTAACAAGTGATGAAGGATTTCATGAAATTGTTAGAACTCACGTAGAAGGTATAATACAATATGTAAAAGATAATTAATAAATTTAAAATGTTAAATGTTATATGGTATATGATAAAATAAATGGTAACGTTGGATTTATAGAATCAACACATACTTATAAAAATTTAAATGATGATACTATTAAATATACTTCTGTTACTACAATGATTGAAAAGTATGGTAAACCTTTCGATAGAGAATTTATAAGTAAATATAAAGCTCTAGAAAGACTTATTCCAGCTACTGAATGGAAAAAAGAAAAGGGTGGAATCTGGAAATCTCATAGAGTTCCAGATGATTTTTTGGAAGTACATAATATTACTAAAGAACAACTCAATAAAACCCAACAAGACATTCTTGATGAATGGCAAGAAACAAATAGAATAGCTTGTGAAAGAGGAACCAAAATTCATGCTGATTTAGAGAACTCATTCTATAAAACTGGAAAAGATATTTCCCTTCAAAAATTCGGAATAGGTGGAAAGTTTACCTGTAAAAAAGATTATGCTGATTTAGATTTAGAATATGGAGTGTATCCAGAATATTTAATTTATTACGATAATCCAAAAATAAATCTACACATAGCTGGACAAATAGACCTTATAGTTAAAAATGGAAATGACATTTGGATCATTGACCATAAGACTAATGCTAAAATAGATTTAAAAGGATTTTATAATAGTTCTACCCATACAACTGATAGAATGTTATTTCCTTTAGGTCATTTAGATGAATGTAATTATAATCATTATCAATTACAATTATCAACATATGCATGGATGTTACAAAAGATACATCCAGAGTTTGTTATAAAAGGTTTAATTCTTAACCATTACGACCATGATGGGAGAAATACTCTTTATAATTGTTCATATTTAAAAGATGATGTAGAGAAAATGTTAAAACATTTTGCTAAACAACAAATAATAGAACAACAAAAAAAGAAATATGAACGCATATAGTACTGAAGAAAGATTGGAAATATGTAGAAAATGTCCTATATATTCTATAGATGGAAGATGTAATTCTAGATTGTGGTTAAATCCAGATACAAATGAAGTAAGTATATTTCAAAGACCTGGTTTTATTAGAGGATGTAATTGTCTAATACAAGTCAAAGCAAAGAATTTAAATAATCATTGTATTGCTGGAAAATGGTAATTATGATATAAATGTAATATGAATCTCTTTCTTAAATTACGAAATATAATTGTTGGTAACTGGAGAAATTTAACTGGTTATACAACAGATGAAACAAAACGTAGAAGATAGATATGTAAATCTTGTGAACACAATGTACAAGTATGGGATACAAGATTTTGTGATCAATGTGGATGCCCAATTAAAAGTAAAACCACAGTTGAATCCGAGAAATGTTTAATGAATAAATGGTAATATGAAAGAAAAATTGGCAATGGACCTTGCAGGTGAAAGTACAACAAGAATAGTAGCATTAGATGGAACTACTGCAGATGATGTAATTAATAAAAGAAAGATTGAAAAATTCAATGATATGGTAGATGAATACACTGAAAAGTTTGAAAAGCATTCAGCTAACATAGAAGAATTTGCTAATAAGATTAATGAAAACGTTCAAACTATAGAAATAATGCCTCTTCAAAGTTATGTATTAGTTAAACAGTTTGAAGAAAATCCATTCCAAAGAATAGTAAAGGATAGTAAAACTGGACTTATCATTGATACAGGTGGTTTAGCACCTCAATATAAGAATACTGATAACGGTCAAATTGAAGAAGAAGAACAATTCATTAAAGTAGGAGTAGTTCAAGAAGCTGGTCCAGAATGTAAATATTTAAAACCTGGAGATGCTGTATTCTATCCTAAAAATGCTTCAATACCTGTTCCATTCTATAAACAAAAGCTAATTCAAGTAAATGAAACTAGAGTATTAGCTGTAGTTAACGAAGGTCTAACAGAAAGATTTAATAGTGTAAAGAAATGAATTTAATTGATGAAAAAATATATTTCCAACCTGGAGATATTTGTATGTTAAAATAGGATATTCCCAATAAACCTAAAATGGTTGTATATAGAATTGAACGTTCTATTGTAAAAAATAATGATGGGAAAGATTATTTAAGAGGAGTAAAGTGTCGTTGGTTTTCTGAAGATTAGAAACTTCAGGAAGCAATTTTCTCAACTAAAGATTTAATAAAATTATGAATAAAGAACAAGAAACTCAAGAATTTAAGAACTATCTTGTTGCAGAAGCAAAATCTTAGAATAAAGATCCAAAACAATACGTTAAAGAACTTGGAGAAGATGGATTGAAAAAAGCATATGAAAGATTTCAAGCACATAAAAAGAAATAGGCTCAAAAAGCTTTACATGGTGCAAAACTTCAATACTTTAAATCCCTAAAACATCAATGTGCTGAAGATGAAGAACTCTACTATTATAAAAAAGGTGGAGCAGTAGAATGTGGTTGTAAAAAGAAAGGTGGAGAAGTAGTTCAAGCTCAAAAAGGTACAGTAGTTTAGAAATTTAAAACTAGAACAAAAGCTGAACAAGACAAAATAAACAAATAGTCTGAAGAAGATTACTTTGCTGGAACTGCAGACCATACAAAACCTGGAGTTTCTAAACCAAAAAGAGAAGAACCAGAACAACCAAAAGTAACTAAACCAAAACCTGTTACTAATATTAAAAAGAATTCTCCTAAAAATGTAAAAACTACTATTCAAAAATGTGGTGGAGAAGTAGTTAAAAAGTTTAAAGCTAAATGTGGTTCTAAATTAAAGAAACATCAATAGGGAGGTAGTTTAAACGGAATCCCTTTTATGTAGAAAGGAACTCCTAAAGGCGGAGTTTAGTATAAACCAGATTGGTATAAATCTATATCTGCAAAGTCTGGAGTAATGGATGATAAAGGAAATTATTTTGAATCTTTTGGAAAAAAATCTTTACAAGGAGATAGATTTAACAGATTAATCTCAACTTATTGGAGTAATAATCCAATCAAATCTGATACAATTTATTAGTATTTTCCAAAAAAAGGACAGCCTATAGTAGCCCATTCTAGATTTCCACAAGAATCTTCATTATACAATAAATTAAAAGAAAAATTTTAGAAAATAACATCTATCCCAAGTGGAAGACATTATTTTGATTTATAATTAAACTTACTAAAATGTAATATGTAAATATGAATATATGGGATTACGATTAGAAAACTGGAAGAGCTGTATTAGTTACTCCAGATTTGGTTTTAATAGATGAATTTAGAAAACTATTAGAACCAGGAAGAAATAAATGTAAAGAGGATCCATCTGGATTAAATCATCTTAGAGCAGATAGAGAATTTACTTATATATATCTTGCTATTGATTGGAAATCTCCTTATAGTGGATATAGTAATTAGGAAAGACATTAGGCTGCTTTAAAAGATGGAGGAATATCTGAAGAAGAATGGGAAAATCCAGAATTTCGTGCTGCTTGTAGAAAGTATGTAGCACTTTAGGATTCTAACAGATATGTGAGACTTTTATAGGCTTCACAAGAAGTTACTGATAAAATTATTGATTATTTTGAAAATCTAGATTTAAATGCTACTGATGACCAAGGTAAACCTTTAGTTAAGATAGCTGATATTCAAAAAGCAATGGATTAGTCAGTTAAACAAGTTGAAAGTTTAAAATAGATTGAAGCTCTTGTTAAGAAAGAGGTTATGGAACAAAGTCAGATTCGTGGAGGTGCTGTTGAAGGATTTATGCCTGACGTTTAATGGAAGAGATAAAGAAGAAAAGAGGAAGACCTCGTAAAAATCCTGTTCCTGAAATTCCACAAGAAATACAATCTATTATTGAGGAAGTTCAATAGAAACAAGAAGAACTTCAACAGCAATTAGAAGAGGAACTTCCACAAAATAAAGTAGAACATAGAGAAGGTATATGGGATGTTAAAATAGGAGATACTATTGAATATTTTGACAAAAGACTTTCCTATGAAATAACAGGTTATAGACCAATAACTGAAACTGAAGGATTAGATTTTGATCCTAAACCATTTACAGAAGCTCGTGATACATTTCTTAAAACTGGACATTATTGTTCTTATTATTTTGGTTCCAAAGCATATAGAGATTTTTGGAATGAAGAATATAAACGTTGTAAGGAAGGATATACAGTAAATGGTTATACAATTACAGGATTCAATTATTACTTTTTAAATTATTACCAATTACCAAATACTGAACAAGAAAAAGCTGGAGATAGTCGTACAATCATATTTCCAAATTTTGTTGTTTATCAATATGAGTTTTTTCATTATTTCGAATTATGCAGAGTTTTGAAGAAGAATTATGCTATAATGAAGAATCGTGGATGCGGACTTTCTGAAATCAATGCAGCCATATTCGATAATTTCTTTAACTGTTTTAAGAACAGTATATGTCTTCTTACTGCATTTGATAATAACTATGTTACAAAGACTCTAGATAAGATATGGAATGGAATGGCATTTACTGATGATAATACTGATGGAGGAATGTTGAAACTTAGACAAGTTGTTAATACAATGACTAAGAGACGTTCTACATATTATAAAGTAGTAAATGGACAAAAAATTGAAACTGGATTTGGTTCTCAAATTGAAGGTATTGTTGTAGATAAAGATAGAAAGATGAGAGGTGACCGTGTAGGTTTCTTATTTCTTGAAGAGTCTGGTTCTAATCCAATACTCGAACGTTCATTTATTAAAGCAGAAGAACTTGTTACTGTTGGTGGTAATAAAATCGGCATTATAGGTGCTGTAGGAACTGGTGGAGACTCTGGTCCAAACTTAGAAGGATTAAATAAAGTATATTATAATCCAGAAATGTTCTTAGTACTTCCATTCTTACATAATTATACAGAAACTGGTGATTGGGTAAAAACTGCTTACTTTATGCCTGCATACATTACTATGCACAAAAAAGGATATATTGGAAGTAGAGGTGAATATCTATTAGAAAAGTAGAAAGAATATTATTTAAATAGACGAGCTTCAATTACTGATCCTAAAACACTTTTAGACCATAAAGCTGAGCAATGTTTTACAGCTGAAGAAGCTTTTGCAGCTGAAGGTGTTAATAAATTTAATAAAGTTAAAATATCTGATTAGATTGTCAGGATACGTGTAATGAAATAGAAACCTGAAATTAAAAGAGGTTATATGTAGTTTACATATAGTGGCCCTGGTAGAACTAGAAAAGATATTACTGGAGTTAAATTTATTCCAAAAGCAAATGGTCCAATACATTTATTATAGCCTCCATTATGGGAAATATCAGAGGATAGGGATCCTGGAGAAACTGATGAAATGTATTAGGAAAGAAAATAGTTAGAAGAAGAAAAGACTATTTCTTAGAAAAT